ATGCTTACCATCAAGCAGATTGACGCTGCTAAACCCAAAGAAAAACCCTATCGCGTGGCTGACGGTAGCGGGCTATTCCTTTATGTGCCTGCATCGGGGAAAAAGGTCTGGCAGGTGCGCTATCAGTTCGACGGCAAAGAGAAAGTGCACACCATCGGTAAGTATCCGGAGATTGGGCCGGCCGATGCCCGCAACATGGCGTTTGAGCTAAAGCGCGATCTGGCGATTGGAGTGAACCCGGCAATTAAGAAGAAGCATAAAGAGAAAGAGCCGGACTCGTTCGCCACAATTTTTGAGGAATGGTACAAGCACAAGCGTCAGGTCTGGTCGGAAAACTACGCAACAGAACTTAAGCGCATGTTTGAGGCTGACATTCTCCCCTATCTGGGAAAGCTGCAGATGGATGAGATCGAGCCGATGACGCTGCTCAAGGTGCTGCGCAGGTTTGAAGAGCGTGGAGCCATGGAGCGAGCCAACAAGGCCCGCCGGCGCTGCGGTGAGGTATTCAGGTACGCCGTGGTAACCGGCCGCGCTAAATATAACCCGGCGCCCGACCTGGCTGATGCAATGAAGGGATACAGGAAGCAGAACTATCCTTTTCTGCCGGCCGAGCAGATACCGGCGTTCAACGCGGCGCTGGCCACGTACTCAGGCAGTGTTATTTCCCGGGTTGCCACGCAGGTGCTGCAGTATACCGCCATGCGCACAAAGGAAATGCGTAGCATGCAATGGGCAGACATCGATTTTGAAAACGACATGATCACCATTGCTGCCGAGGTAATGAAGAACCGCAAAATTCACGTCGTGCCGATGTCCCGCCAGGTGAAAGAGCTGCTGATGTTCCTGAAGCCTATTACCTCAATGTCATCCTTCGTTTTCCCCGGGCGCAACGATAAATCAAAGTCGATCAGCGACGCGGCTGTTCTGCTTGTGATCCGCCAGATAGGTTATGAGGGACTGGCGAGCGGCCACGGATTCCGGCACCAGTTCAGCACGGTGCTTAATGAGCATGGCTGGCCGCATGATGCTATTGAACGGCAGTTGGCGCACGTTGACCGGAACAACATCCGTGGCATCTACAACCATGCTCAGTACCTCGATAAGCGCCGAGAGATGATGCAGTGGTGGGCTGACTATATAGATGGTGTGTGATGTTAAGTGCTGCCCTGAGCGAAAGAACCTTTCTCTTTTGCAGAAGTGAGCTTTTTGCAAAAGATGAGGCCTAGAAATTTTCGGTTTTTCACTTATCGATGAAATCAGAAAAAGCGCGGATGGATTTTCCTATAAAATAGCTATACTCACTTTAGGAAAATTTTTCTGAAAGATTCTTGTAGTTTGTGATGATTCGAAAATTTCATCATAAAGTTCCTGTTCAGGGTGCCGTTATACTTGGTATAAAATGTTCATCTGAATGGTACTTCTTGGCGTGATTCGATCGCTCGGCTTTTAGCAATTAGTGCCTATCTGTTCATAAAAGATACAGCACAGATTGTAAATCGTGTTGATCGACCACACATAAGGAGTATGATTGATGTCCCATGATTTCCGAGATGCTGTAAAGTTGCCTGGAGTTGAAGCTTCTCTAGAAGAAAAGCACCTCTACAACGTGCAGCTGGCAGTTAAAGCGACAATCGATTTCGTAGTGACGAGTTTTGAACAGCTTGGCATTGACAAGTTCCATGAGCTGGTTGACCCCTCTCTTGGCGAAATTGAAGAGATTATTACAATGCTTGATACTGAAGCGAAGCGCATCGGGCAAGTAAACCTGCAGCAAATTTTGCTGGGCGCACAAATCATGATTAACGATATCAAGCAAAAGAATCCCGAGCTTTGCGCACAAGGCGCGAAGTTCCTGAAAAACGCACAAATATTCAGTTCGTTCACCACGAGCACTGAGGAGAATCCAGATGACTGATCGCCAAAAATCTATCCAGACCATGATCAAGCTAGCAAGCCGCTTAAATGCTATCGTTGCAGAGATGCAAGCGCGTAAAGATATCATGCTGGCAGAACAAGCGCGCAAAGCTGCTTAATCTGCAGAAAAGCCTAGCCTAAGCAGCTGGGCTTTTTTATGTCCCTGAAATCAAGAGCCCGCCATTCAGCGGGCTTTTTTGTGCCTGCAGCCCCCAGCGACTACCCTTACCTTACCCACCCCGTAGCCTGCTCAGATCGGCGCGGTACTGAATGCCCCGACGCCGGGGCTTTTTTAACTGCCTGACTCAGGCTCTGCATTTTCGGCAGCTTCCAGCATGGCTTTCTGCCTCAGGTTAAATATTGAGTCCTCGGGCATATCCAGGCGAACATCAATCCAGCTGCTTACCGGGACGTCAATAAGGTCTCCTTTCGCAACCTCAATATCACCATTCTCATCATTCAGCCGGTAACGTCGTTTGTAGAGGCTTATTTTCAGCCCGCCACTTTCTGTTTCTTCAGCTTCGACAATGCCCAAATCGCCTGAACCTTGGGGATCACGAGGAGGAAGAAGCTGCCAGCCTTCTTTAGCCAGTCCGGCAGAGCCTGTAAGGATATAAATGCCGGTATCAAATCGCTTAATGCTGATGCCTTCAGCCTCTGCATTCGCTGTTCCGCAGCCGCACCAATCGAAACCAGTCTCATCCACGTCAGCACGTTGAGTTGTTTCTTTGCTGGCAACGATGCGCGCTATAGGTGATGCTGCTTTGAGCGTTCCATCAGAAGCTTTAGTAGTGTTGGCAGTACTATAAACCTTATCATTTACACCCAAGACCATTGCAGTATTGCCAACCTGATCACACGCTAAAACCAGACTGCCACCATCCTGTCGGCCCATTCGCCATCCATTGAGACCTTCAGCGCGATACCAGTTTATCCAAACATTCTGAGTATTAGATGTTGTATTCCATAATGTTATAGCGTTTTGAGACAGGCTGGGAATTAGTAAATTCCCTTCTATTCGGTTGATTGTGTTGGGATCAAGTTTATTAAATGTGCCGCTAACAGTGCCGCCAGTTTTACCATCAATAGTACTTAGGCGGGCATCATCTCCACGAGCAGCTGTATCGGAGGTAACGCCATACCTTGCGATGTTTTTCCAGGCTTCAGCCTTATCTGAAACATCACTCAGATTTTTAGCCTTATCCAGCCTATTACCGATTTGAGTGTTGATGCTACTGAACTGATTTGCTATATATCCCCAGCTGGGGCCGGTATATGTCGATAAGTCCGGAAGAGTTACAGTCACCGATACTTTGTTGCTGTAAATTCCCTGCCAATTAGCCTTATCAAGGTTGTAACCGCGAATGGCTTTAGCAACGTCAGCAGCAACCTGAGCAGTGATGCCAACCAGCGCAGCATTAGGAACCGGAGTCCATGCCGAACCAGTGACTGCCGGGCCATCATATTTGGTTATCAGAGTTACATCTGAATTAGAGTTAACAGATTTGACGCCGAGGGTATAAGTCACGCCACCGACCACGGCAACGATAAAATCATTTTCCTTTAGCTCTGATGTAAAAGCGGTCCCATTTCCACTTACCGTAGTTGAGTTGTTAGTTAACGCAATAGTTCCTGCTGGCATAGCTTTCTCCGGACAATAAAAAACCCGGCTCTCTGGCCGGGCTTATAATAAGGTTAATTTCAGAAGTAGTAACTGGCATCTATGCAGGGAAGCTGACAGCCTGCCTGCACGGCTTTCGGATAGTCATATTTGGCACACTCCCACCCCGTTGTTTTGGCCCGGGCGGTCGATACTGCGTTACCGTTCATCTTCATTCCGGCATACAGCGCCTTACGGAACGTGAAGCCATCGGTACTGCGGTTATAGTCACCGGTCTGCGTCCCGATACTGCATAGCGGCACCATTGGCTGCGATACAGTGCCGGTGGGATTAACCCAGCTGAGCACCTCACCGTTTGAGCCATCGAAATTTTCGTAGGCAGCGAAGTTGTAATAAGCATCGGGCCACATGACCGGCGGGTATTTGCTGGAGTAGGTTATCTGACCTGCAGCATTACGTATCACCATGCCGTATCCGGATGCCGGCAAACCCGGCGAAAATCCACAGGAGACAATGACAATCTGGATATTTGATACCGTGCCGCCCTGCTGTGATCCGTCGATATTCCCAAACGCGGTATAGGTACGAATAGTGTTCGTGTCGCGATCAAGAAATAGCGGAACAGACGTATTCGACCACCTGGCAAATACAATGTAACTGCCCAGCGAGGTAATGCCTGAGGGAATGGTCCATGCTCCACTGACAGTGATTACTGCGCGGTATGTTACGAACCCGCAATAGCTCACGTCGCCAATCTGCATGAAGTCAGAGCCGTTACGGATGTTCACGCCATAGGTTACTGACGGGTCTGCGGCGCCAGCCACACTGAACACATCCACGTTTCCACACGCCATCTTATATCCGCCTCCAGGGCTGATGGCTCTGGAGTCGAACGTCAGCCTGTTTCCTGCGTACTGCATGGACCTGACGTATGCAATAGCCGGACCCGCAGCGTTATTACTGTCTTCAAAACTGACCAGATTGCGTGGAACAATGAGGGGTCTCGCTCCTGCCGGCAGCGCCTTCATTGTCGGTGCGGCCACAGTGTGAGTGAGCCTTGCGCTACCCAGTGAAGAGGCGTAGCGCATAGAGGCATCCAGAATGATTGCCTTTCCTCCGTCATCAGGAATGATGCGGACTCCATAAACGTCTGCCATCAGTTGAGTTTCCCTGCTTTGAAGCGCTGAACGCCATTAGCATCATAAACAGCTAGCCCGTCAGCATTAAGCACGGATCCGCCTGCGGTGCCGTTATTCCCATTTATCTGCAGCCCTCCTGATTTATCGAGTCGCCAGCCATATCGGTTTGCAGCATAGTTATTAGATTCAATGAAGTTGCCGATTTTTGCATTGTCTATAGAGCCATCCTGGATAAAAGCAGACCTGATAAATACTTGCCCGTTTACCGCAGCAAAGGCTAGCTGATAGTTCCCCGCATCGCTTCCGGTATAGATACCGAACTGGTCTGCGTTGAATGCGATTGTGGATTTATATGAGCTCCCTGATGGTTCGATGCCAATAGCCATGCCAGCACCATAGTAAACGCCACTGCGGTTTATGCCGGCACGAAGCGTATATGAGGCTTTTGCTGTCCCGTTGTCCGTGACTGTTGCTGTCAGCTTTTCATTCACTGCAGCACTGAGATCACCTATCTGGGCTTGAACCTGTATTTCGAGTTGTGCCAATGATTCTGACACCGTAGCAATTGTCGTTTTAACAATAAGGATGTCCGCTCTTACCTCTCCGTTAATGGCGAACTGATGGTCAACGATAGCGTTATTGTTGAGAGCATTCTGCAGCATTCCCTCAATGTTCGTATCGATGTTGCCAGTGAGATTTTCAAAAGCTTCTGAGTCCCGGATGGCGTCGTCAATCAGATCAATCATGCCGGGTATATCAAACGATGCTTTGCCTGAGGCCTCCACGAATGGTGAAACTCCGAAGGCGTTTCTGGTTCTGACATACATATAGTAAGTCGTATCAGCCTTCAGTCCGTGTAGGGTCCATTGTGAAGACCTGCCGAGGAATTGAGCCTCATCCTCTACCGCAGAAATGCTGCTGGCCTGTACTTCACCCGTATACCAAAACTCAAAAGAGGTATCAGTTGTAGCAGTGACATTCATTACCGGAACGATATCAGCTGAAAAGATGCCTGGCGTCCACTGAATGAAGGATGGCGCGGACGGCGCGCCGATTACCAGGCTTACCTGCATCTCTGCGCCCTTCATTCCATTCTCGTTACGGCCGCGAACTCCCAGCATGTAAATGCCGGAATTAAGTCCGTAGAAGTCATAACGGAACTGATCTGTTTCGTATTGTGCTACAACCTTGCCATCCATACTGTAGACATAGAGCTCAAAAACAATCTTTTTGGTAAGGGTCGCAGTTTCCCATGTGGCAGTAACCTGAACGGTTTCACTATTAACGTTTATAATGCGCAGGTTTTCTATATTTGGTACGCGGTAACCGTTTTGCGTGTCACCCGGCATTTCAAACACGGCGCCATTATCAACAATCGCCTGTTTATTCGGATCATGAAGTGTCGCTGAAATGCTATATACCGAATTATTCTCGTCTTCGGAAATGCCCATAATGCGAAAAAGTCGGGGGGCAACCTCATCGGTAGAAATCACAAATACCGTCCCGTCGCGCACCCATGCAGGCGTTACTTTCAAAGTAATAACCCGACCTGCCACGCTTGCGATGTCGTACTTAACGAATTTACCAGCCGCTCCCGTCAGCGATAACTTATCGCCGCTTCCTACAAGCTCTGAAACATCGGCATCCACAGTGATGCTTCTTCCGGCGTGGGTAATAATTCGCCCACCAAGCCGTGTTGCAGCGTACTGATTATCCATTACTTCAACAATGTCGCCGGGCATAAAGCGAATAGCCTCACGCGCCATTTTGAATGTGATTTTCTTTGTTTCCCGCTTGCAGGTTTCCAGCATCCATTTACCGGTTCTGAAAGCTTGTCCGCGCGACGTGCAGCCAAACGCCTCAAGCGTCGTTTCGTTGTAGCCGTAACGATCTATCATCCCATCGTCAGAGACATATTCTTTAACCTGAGACCATCCGTTATTTGGATCTGTCCATGAGACAATGACCGCATTAAATCGCTCAGAGCGCTTCATTGATGCTGATGTAAACAGGCCATCTACTACATTGGCATTAGTGATGGATGCGACTGGGTCTTGTGGGTTATCCAGCATTACAGAGAACCGCATGCCGTCCCATAACGCTATGCCACGGAACATACCTGCTATATCGTCCAGCAGATCGCGAGCACTCTTCTGCTCTGTTATATAGGCATTAAGCGTAAAGCGAGGTTCTTTACCACCAAAACCATCATCGACCAGCTGATCGCAAAACTGCGACAGCGTATACAGGCTGCCATCATCAACATCTACATAACCTGCATGCTTAGCAAGGCCATAGCGTGTGTTTTTAACCAGCGCGCGGAACAGCCAGGCAGGGTTATTGGTCCATGCAGACTTAAAGCCACCCGTCCAGATTCCGGAGTAAGTCCGCTTTATCGGGTCATAATTATCAGGAACATCCACAATAAGGCCGCGCAGGTGGTAAGTCCTCGCAGGCGTATCTGTGTACTGGTCCCGGTCAACAACACAACCAGCTACTGCGGCATACGGATAAGACAGGTTGTCATCTGTAATCTCAGTGAAGCTGTTCCAGATGGTACCGTTATTCAGCAAATCACTTGCGCTGTCGGGCGTAAGCCGGCGAAGACGGATATCAAAGGGTTTTGTCTCCGGCGCGTCAAAAAGATGCGCTTCAAGATACTCTCCAGACTGCTTGCCGGTAATCGTAACGCTTTTCTGAATCTGCCAGCCACCTGACCCTACACGCGTTTCAATGACCATGGAGACCGACGTCTGTTTCTGATTTCCTTTCTGATCCTGCAGTACCAGCGCAGAAACACCAATATTCATCCTGACTCGGTCTACATCTGTATCTGAAACTGTACGCACAAGCGGCGTGGCCTGAGTTACAGCCGCATTTACCACTGTGGTAGCTTCGATAGTGTTAAAGCCGTTTATCGGCGTCTGTGTAGCCGATCCCGGTCGCCACGCAACACTTACGCCATTAATGGTGGCTCTGCCTGACGCATCAGTAACCGGCGTTTTATTCAGCATGAAAGATGAAAGGTGAGACTGATCCACAGGGCCATAAATGGGGCCTTCGCTGATAAGGTCCAGAACCCGGAGGAATTGCTTTGATTTGAGGTTGTCGTCTATCAGTTTAGGGGTGCTGCCACCGCCGCCGCCTGAGCCCATGCTTTCACCTTAGCTAATTGAAATATTCCAGTCCTGGTTATTTGAGGTATCAATGCCAAGACTGATTACATTCGATCCAACAACCATCTCACCCAGAAGTAATGGCACTGGTCGCCCCTGACCTATGCGGTTCTCAGCGCTAGTGAATGAGTTGTTGGTAATCGAGTTAGCACTCTGGTCTGCTGCAGAGGCTGTTTTCATATGTGAGGTCATGTAGAGAGAGTAAGCGACGGATGCGACCGTTACTGCAACCATGACCCACGCGGCTGCCACGGCAGTAATAGCCCCCTCCACTAACGGAACAAATAGCACCGTGGCGCCATCGCTGATGTGGCGATTCATATGAAATTCGAGATTGTCACCAGAAATATCGCTGCCATCGATACGCAGCCGGAGCCGTGCCTGATAAAAGTCGCGCTTGAATTCAGGGCACTGAGCCAGCAACAGGCGCAAACCCTGCGAAGGGGTATCAACGTTTAAAGTGATTTGGCGGAAATGTCGTCGTAAATTCCCTGCAAATCTAAAGATGAGCATTTTTCATGCCTCCAGACTGAGTGAATAAGCGGCACATGAATTTGCCGCAATTGCTCCCGGCGGCTGAGCCGACCGTGGACTTCGTGATGCAGAACGATGTTTTCACCAAGCCAGACCATGGCGTGGCATGGGTCACACTCGGGAAATGCACGCCGGATAATCACATCGCCTGGTTGAATAGCCTTGAAGTCAACCTCGCGAAATCCATTGGAATCCATGTTCTTCAGGTAGAGGTTTTCACCGCGCACCCACCAGCCGCTTGTTCTCTCAAAATCGGGCAAATCAATGCCGCACAAGTGGTAGGCGTCGCGGAAAAGCGTGTAGCAGTCCATTACGCCATGCTCGAACCTGCGCCCCAGCAGATGCGGTACAGGCCGGAACTTGCGCAGTTCCCCCGCGCTCGCCAGCCACCAGTGGATGCTGGTTGCCAGCTGCGCAGTGCGATCAGCAGCTGACAGCACCAGTTTTGGCGCTGGATGGGAATGAAAAACGGCGGTGATTTCTCCCGCCGCTTCTGCATTTAGCCAGTCTTTTTCATCAATCCGGAAATTGCATCCCGGATCAGGGTGAGTGTTGCTGCAGCGCCATAACTGCCTCCCGTCGATTATTAATCCGCATACTTCATCGCTGGATGTGCTGGCATAAGCCAGGCATTCGGATTCAATCATCAGGACACCTTAGAAGAGCCAGGGTAACCGCCGTATGGCAACGGTTTGGGCTTGGGGAAGCGCATGCGACATCCGCTGCGATGCTTTGAGCATTTGTCTCGTGACATATCAGATGTGGGATTGTCTTTCTCATCTGCCACTGGCCCGCCTGAGTAACCACAGCCATCGCCGCGGTAAACCCACTGGCACACATCCGCGAGAATGGTGCGAGCCGGTATAATCGCGTTATCACAGTCAACCGGCGTAGCGAGGTTGTACGTGACAGTCTCGAAAGTCTCTTCGACCATCTCTTCGATAACATAGCGCGACACCGCTTCCATAGTGGGATCTGCATCAGCGTTGCCATTCGGGAAGTTCACCGCATCCAGATGCTTAACCAGCACCTGGCGGCGCGTCACTACCGCACCAAGCGCATCTTCGAAATCGTGGTTAATGCCGGTAATCAGGCCAGTGATGTTCGCTACCTTCATCGTTGGCCGTGAATACGTTCCCTCTGACTTCACCTCGAACCCTTCAACGGCAATGGGATAGGCCGAATAGGCTCTTCCCTGCCAGATAACATTGTTGTAATAACCATTGGTGCCTGCGTGGAAGCGGATGACATCACCGCCGAATGACTGCAGGTCTACTTCAAACAGGTCGAGCATCGCCCCGACACCGGAATCAACGCTTTCGATTATGAGTTCTGCTGGTATATCTCTCATCGCGGCACCTGTTCAAACGTCGCTGTTAGCTGGCTAAGGCTTCCCGTTTTCTGCAGTGACCATGATCGGCACACATACAGTCCCTGAACGGCTGTATCAGATGGCGTCCAGTAAAAAGACTCAACTGCCATGCGTGCCTTAAGGAATGCATCGGCGGCTTTGGCCACGTTTGGACGACTGCACTTCGAGTCGTCATAGCCAATAAATGTCAGCGAGTATTTGCCCATGAGCGGGTTGATACCTTTAACTTGGCGCTGTTCGTAACCATCGCCCAACTTCACGACAGCTACATCAGGCGTACGCTCGCCCGTGAATCCCGCCTGCGGGCTCCATTTGAAAGTTTCTGGCATGGGATGACCTATTTAGTTTTGCTGAGAAGACCGCGTGGGCGCTGCTGGTCCTGAATGGTTCGAATAGCTACGGTCTGCATCATTCGAGCCATCTGCTTCTGCGTGGCTTCATCAATGCCGCCAGTCGTCTGAATATCGAACTGGAACGTCATTGATATCCCGCCAGCGCCAGAGCTCATCCCGCCCAAATCGCTATTACTGATAACCTTGCCATTATCGCCAGGGATCATGTACTGACTGCCGTTGCTGGCTTTGAAGATTTCAGGCTTGCCGCCTTCACCTACCCGGTACATAGAGCTGCCGCTTACAGGGCCTCCATGCTCGCGCCCACCACCATAGGAGATACTGCCTATAGTGGACAGCAATGAGCCGCCGGCCGCAGCAATCTGCGCATAGCCAGCAATCTTCTGGCCTGTGGTGAGTTTTGTCGGGTCAGCCAGCGCCTGAGAGAGCGCCAGCTGCAGGTTGAGGCCTGCCTGCGCCACTGCGAATCCCTTACTCAGTGCGAACATGGCCTGATAGGCGCCGCTGCTTCTTCCTGCCGCGCCGGCCGCCAGATTGGCTAGGCCATCAAAACCCTGAGATACAGAGCCGACTATCGAGGATATCGCCTGCGCCTGCATGTTGGCTTCGTTCACTGCAATCTGCTTGCGCTCGTTAGCTGCCTGTCGCTGAATGGCTGTTTTGGCCTCTTCATACAGCTGCGCGTTCTGAAGATCGAGCGCCTGATATTTTGCCAGTGCATCCAGCTTCTGCTTCTCACGCAGATTAATTTCTGCCTCAGGGTCCTCCACGGCGCCGCTCAGTGCATCAGGCATTACCTTAGCCGCGGCGATCTCCTGCGTGGCGTACTTCCTGCCCTGCTCTGCTTGCGCCAAATCACGCACGGCTTTCGCTGTATCAAAGATTTTTGCACCATACTCGCCAGCCAGCCGGATCTGCTCCTCAGTTGCGCTCTTTCCGAGGGACTCCTGCGCACGAAGGATTGCCTTTTCTCTGGTAAGCTCCTGCGTGGACTCCGCAACAAGGTCTGATTGCTCTTTGAGCTTAGCAAGTTTTTGAGCCACTGACTCAGATGATGTTGCCGAACGCTTAGCTTGCGACTCAGCTTCTGAGGCTGCTTTCTTCCTGGCATCCTCAGACTTCTGCAGGTCATAGTTCTCACCGGCTAAGCGCTTAGCTGCTTCAATCTGATTAGGGTTGCTTGTTACCTTGGCTTGTTCCATGCCGGCTTTAGTAACAGCTCTTAAGCGCTCATCCTGAATTTTAAGCAGCTCATTTTGCTGCTCAAGGTTCAGGATCGCCTCGTCACCTTTAGGCGTGGCAGGTGAAACCTGCATTGATTTGGGGTTATAGCCCTGACCGGCCTGATTGGCACGGTTTATCTCATCCGCAGTAGTTCCAAATGCCTTTGCAACTGCGCCCTGCACCCGCTCCAGCGTCGTTCCACGCTCTATTAATTTGTCATGAATTCCCATGGCCGCGAGCATATTGTTGCTTAACGTCACCTGCGCGTCATCGCGCAGTTTTGTAGTATTTTCGAGCTTGCTCTCAGTGGACTCCAGATCGCGTTGCTTTTGGTTGATCTGGTCAGTTAGCTGCGCGGCACGCTGTAGTAGTCCATTCCCTTGTTCAATTGTTGTGCCGTACTTTCTGCCGCTAGCTTCGGCCTCATCTCGCTCTTTAGTCAGCGCAGCTATCTCACTTTTAAGATCTGAAACAACATCCTGCTGCCCTCGAAGCGCGGTATTGGCATCTGCGATAGTGCCTCGTAATGAAGTGTTACTCATAGCCTTAAGCGAGTCAGTCAGGCGATCTACGCCATCAGCAAATGATACCGCTTCTTGTTTGGCTTGCTGCGCTTGTTGCCAGAAATAGAAAATTGCAGCGCCGGCGATCATCGCCACGCCAGCAGGACCGCCTACAAGGCCCATTGCGCTTCGTAGCAATCCAAGGGACGTAGATGCGGCGCGGGTCGCTATTACAGTTGCCTCTTGGGACGCCTTATAAGCACCGTTAGCAGCAGTTGCTATCCCAGTGGCGTCTGCTGTTGCAAGCCTTGCTGAGCTGACCTGCGCTTCGGCTGTAGTTATAGCAGTAGCACGAGCCTGAGCGGTCGCAACTTCTGCCGATGCTAAACGCTGATTCAATACGACTGAAGCTTGTTGCAGCTGCGCCATTCGGGTTGCAGTAGCGATGCGACCTTGTTCTGTTATTTGCGATTTCATTCTTTGCACTTCCAGAGCCTTTTCTGACTCTATCTGTGCAACCGTTGTTCTAATTGAAGACGCCTCTGCTTCGGCTAATCGCACCTCAGAAACGACTGAAGCATTAGTAGCCTTAAGCGTTGCCAGCCTTCCTTGTGCAAGCTGCAAGGTTTGGACTGCGGCTGCCTTTTCTACCTCTGCCAAACGAAGTTTCGAACCTGCCTCTAATTCTGCATCTTTCGCTGCTACTGCTGATGCCTTTGCTGAGGCAATTGTGGCTGCCGTGTCTTTAATCTTTGCTGCGGTAGACATTGCCAGAGCGCCCGCAAAGCGGCTACCCATCACAGCTGTTAGAGCGACCAAGGCTGTGCTGATGATGTCCAGATTTTGCGACAGTGAAATAATGCCTGTATTGAATGCTTTGATGCCAGTCGAGACAGTTGAGCTTTCACCGACAAACTTGACGATGTTGTTTGTCGCGATGTTCACCGCCTGGCCCATTGTCATGGCGGTGTTAGAGAATTCCTTCGCGATCTTATCGCTCTGTTGCAGCAACCCATTCACAACCACTTCGGTTGTCAGCTTACCCTGCGCAGCCATCGCGCGAAGTTGACCAATTGTCACGCCGAGAGAGTCAGCCAGTGCTACAGCAAGGCGGCTACCGTTTTCGGAAATAGAGTTAAATTCTTCGCCACGCAGAACTCCAGAGGCGAGAGCCTGCGACAGCTGAATCATCGTCGAGCTGGCTTCTTCAGTCGTCGCGCCGGAAACAACCAGTCCTTTGTTAATTGTGGATGTCAGCTTTATCAGGTCTTCTGTGCTGGTACCGGCGCTGCGGGTTGCGCGCTCCAGTCGGCCATATAACGTGGCCGTTGCCTGCAGACCGCTCATAGTATTCTGGGAGATATCGAATACGCGCTGAGTGACGTCTGCCAGTTGCTCGGTAGACCGCACTGAGTTAGCGAGCTTATTGTTTACAGTTACCCACTCATTTCCCCACTCTGTAACCTGCTGGATCGACAAAGCAGCCGCAAGGCCTTTTGCAACGCCTGTCAGGCTGGAAAAACTGCTTTGCATTGAATTAACAGACCGCTCAGTGCGAGTCACGCTGGCTTCAAGCCTACCCATATTTCCAGACAGGCCATTGAGAGCAGCATCCACTTCACGGCGTGCTGCCAGAAGTTTAGTGGTGTCCATATCAACTTCATAAATGATGCTACCAGCGTTAAGATTGCCTGCCATTTCTTATCTCCGGGCGAAAAAAAACCCGCATTAAGCGGGCTATCTTTAATTCTTCCTCTGAATTTTATTGCTTCAGAGCTTCCTTTATTTCGTCAGTGTCAAACATTAGAGTAGTGGTGCCATCACCAGATGAGACCATCGCGCTCACATTATTTTTCCTGAATACCGAGTACTTTTGTGTAGGGCATGAGCTTTGCTTAACGCATCCGTACGGGATTTTGTTAACCGCTGATGAGTCAGAAATACCTTCATTGGTGGCAACAGGATCACCAAGTTTAGATTTAGCGTACTCAACTGCCCCTTTGTAAAGTGAACTCTGGGAATCATCAATACTTCCTCGAACTCCGATCACCTTACCGTTTGCCGAGTTCACTGTGTAGTCAGCTGCATCACCCAGCGCTGGGTCTGGCGCTTTAGTGAGCTGAAGCTCCAGGAAGTGCTGCTTGGAAGGAATAAGATTTGCTCGTTTAACCAAATCATCTTTTTTCAACTGCTCGGATTTACTATCAAGTTTGATACCAAATGCATCCACAGCATCGTTACACCCAGTTAGCAGGCTAGCAATGAATAGCCCAAATATGATTTTCTTCAACTCACTCATCCTCATGATTCAGCCCAACCTTCAGAACGTTTTTTCATTTCGATTCTCTCCAACTCATCAAAAGATTTTTGCCGCTTGAGAATAATTGAGTATTGCCGATAACCGTGGTGCGCTGGCGCATGGAACTCACCATTAGAATACATATGAGGGTTTTGTTTCATTGCCTGCATGGCAAGCGGGGCTAAAGCAATTTGCTGCTCACAAAGGGCTATCGCTTTCTTTAAATGCTTAGGGTCAGCACGGAGTTTATAGTGTTTTTTTATCTGTTCCTGTAGGCCAAAGTGAGACTGCAGTATTTGATCGTGGCTGAGATGGCGCAGGCCATCAAGCCATTCCTCTTCGGTCATATCCCTATCCCCACCAGCAATTGATGGGATTAATCCTAACATGGAGCGGGCGCAAGATGGTGCAAAGAATTTAGCTAAAGTATAAGTAAATCTTGCCGATGCTATGTACTGAGGATGAGGTCATGATATTCTTTCGCCCTCACAAACCGGAGGCTGCAAATGAATTTGGAACAGATAGGTAGCTCAGTTTTAGCTAACCTTCAGCTACTGATTGATAGTGCGGGCATACCGTTGGCGGTAGGCGCTATCACTGATGAGGATTATCAGTGGCTCTCTTCTCAATTTGTTGAGCTAAACTGGGATTTCGCGTTTGCTGAATTTGGTAATCATGACAATAAGTTTGAGATGACAGTTAAGCTGGTCTCATCGGAAAGCGGAATTCCAGCGGGTGCGGCAATTTGCACCTACAATACAGAAGCGAAGAGTTTTGACATCCAGTTTGTAGAGAGCTTTGTCAGGCATGTTCCGGAGCATCCCTTGCATGGCAAAATGCTCAAAATAACGTTAATTGCCGCATATCTCTTTTGCTCGGCTGTTGAATGTTCTACCGTCAATGTGATAGAACCTGATACCCAAGACCTCATGAATCTATACGGTTCTTTTGGATTCAGTGGCGATGACACGCTAATGACCGCATCTATCGCTGAGATAGAGCATGTGATTATGTCTATACTTGATGTCTAGGTAGACAATCACAATATTAAAAGTATAATCCTTGGCCCATCACGGTCGTGGTTTGTGAAATGGTCCACCGCGTGTTCCGTAGATATTGCCTGTAGTTGCAGGCACAGGAGAGCTCATGAAACATATCCATCAAAGTAAAGCTGCAGAAGTTCAAATCCGTACGTCTGATGCGTTTGCACGCATGGGTGTAGCCATGGAGAACATGCTTGCCGCTGCACCTAAGTTTCTGGCTGCAAACACTATTGATGGTACTAAAGAGTGTCATGGTAAGAGAAAGAGCGCCAAGCAAGCCGCTTAACTCCCTTGCACTTTCCAAGCCCGGCTCAGATGCCGGGTTTTTTATTTCTGTTTTCCCTGCTTTCTCGCCTGCTTAGCAAGGAAAGCATCTTCTGCAGCTTCGTACTCTTCTCTGGTGAAGCCTTTCTGCTCAGGATATTTAGCTGCTAACAGGAGCTGGAAATCAGTCATCGTCAGCTGCTCAGCCTCTTCACGGCTCATCCCTAGGTGAGTGCGTGCTGCACTGATGTACTCGAAAGCATTGAACTCAGTAGATGCTTCTGCGCCTTCGTGGCGCTGAAGCCTGCGGACTTTAGCTTTGCCGACAATACCGTGCGCCATCAGCGACCGCGATACGATAATCATCTCTTCGGGTGTCATGTGCCCTTTGCGGTAGACGAAGGTCCACTTGCCTGAGCGCCCTGGGACTACTTCACCGGTCAGGCTAGTGACGTTCTGATCAGAGCACGCCTGTAACACTGTCATCGCAGCCACAGTAGCCTTTTTGCTGTACTGCGGTGATATACAGTGATCTGCAATCCACGCAGGAAGATAGCCCAAGGCAACAGTAGCCTTTCTCATCAACTCGGCTGCCTCGTCGTTATGCAGATCATACAGCGCTTGTACGATTTCCTCTGGCTCGCCAATCCGTGTCATGTTAATGAACGATGGCCGGAAAAAATAATCTTCCTCACCCACCGTAATCAGCACTTCTCCTATCTCTTTAAGTGGCGTCATATCTCCTCCATAACCATTATCGAGGGGCTGTTAATGCTGCCCCTCTGTAATGGTTACGCTGAAGTCACAGTCACTGCAGTGGTGCCGGTAAAGCCGCCATCAGTTGAAGTGAATGTGATGGTTGCTGAGCCTGCCGCCACACCTGTAACAAGCCCGGTGCTGCTTACTGTCGCTTTAGTTGCATCGGAAGTTGTCCATGCACCTGTGCGGTCAGTTGCATCGGAAGGCTGCACCGCACCAGTAAGCTGACGTGTCGCGCCTACAGCGATAGATGCAGTGGCCGGAGTAACGGTTACGCCAGTGGCGCGCACTGCTTCTTCGGTATCCAGCACCTGAATGGTAGAGGCATCACCAACCTTGAACTCGGTGGTAACAGTGACGATATCGTTAGTCCCTCCATCCGAGCTCAGTGCGGTGACAACCATGTACCCCATGAAGGTAATTTCGCCGTACTCCATGCGAACCCAGATACCCGGCTGACGTCGGGCTTTAAGTTCGCCAGCGAAGTATTTTATGAAGCGGCCGATGCCATACTGGTCCAGCTTACCTCTTTTGCGCACTTCACCTTCAAAGCTGATAGTGAAGTCAGAGTTAGTGATGATGCTTTCGACAAAGCCGCCACCATCATCTGCGTCAGAGGTCACTGTGTTAGGCGAGAAGTCCCACCCCTTACTGGTGCCGGCGGCCAGAGCTTTCCACTCAGACTCCTGCGGCACCTGATCCGGGCAACCGTCGGCTACTTCAAGCACGACGGCGCCACCGAACAAACGTTCGTTGCTGTTCTGGCATTCAGCCATATTTAATTCCCCTTTGAGTTTTCTATGCGCCGAATGTGGCGACAAACTGGAGTCGATAGACCAGGCGGCCTTCGCTTGTCAGAACGGGGGCGGGAATGCCACCGAGGTTTTCCAGATAACCTACGCACTCGTCGGTCATCGGGTTTTGCTGGACGTAATCAATAATGCTCTGAACCCGCTCATCGACCGCTCCGTTTCCTGATTTGGCACCTATTACATCCAGCAGAATGTAATATTCTCCACCCAGCTGATTTCGGATCGAGCCTCCACCGTTCGGGCGAAAAACCATAAACCGCTCGCTTAGGTTGCCAGTGTCACTCCACATGAGTAGCTGGGTCGTAAAACCTGCAGTAAGGTTGGCGCCATTGAAATAATTACGTACTCGCGTATGCATAGGAGGTGTCAAAGCGTCATCTCCCTATGTATCACGCGCTCAATCGCATCCCGGCTTTCTTCAAATCCTTTCGTCAGGAACTCTTTCTGTGCGGTGGACCGGCGGAAGCGCTGAGGAATGGCCGGGTCATGCACGTAAGCGGCATAACTCGCCGTGTAGCCTACTCTGCCAGTTATAAGCGCGCCATTGACGACAATCTCCCGGAACTGGCTGTTAAGCAGATACGAGGTATCGATTGGGGTATAAAGTGCCGCCTGCGCCGCACCAACAATCATCGCCCCTGTCAGTGCACGAATGACGCGTCGGTCCTGAATGCTGTCGATAGCCCGATTAACGCTCCTGCTGACCTTGCTCACGCCCTTTACTTTCACGCCCATGGTTATGCTCCGGTTATGATGGCAAAGTCGTCAGCAAGCCGCTCAAAGGTGTCCGCATAGCGAATAGCCTGCATTACCTCATCCGCACCTGCGGCGATCGGGTCAGGCTCAGCAGAAACTCCTATCAGAATGTAATCGCCTGTATCCGCCAGCGCATACTCGGTCCAGATCGTGTTTTTGACCACCCGCTCCGTACCAATGTCACCCAGCCGTTTTGCCAGCCCGCCCTGATAATCACAGGCGATAACGACAGGCGCATCAAACACCGGGTCACCGTAATCATTGCTGGCCCCGGAGCGCCTCCAGACCGTCGCCTGCGCGGTGTATGACCAGTTAGCAAGTGACGACATATCAGACCCTCCAGCCGATTACAGCAGGCTTCTCAGCCGCTATGCGCTTGCAGTTAAACACCCATTCACTGCTGCTGTTGACGTAGCCGGTTGTCTGCCGACCATCTGAGGTTTTCAGCCAGACGCGCTCAAATGCCTTTGGCTTCGTTTCGGGTGATTGCCAGTTCATCAGCAGCCTCCCACGACGTCAAAGAAGCCAACAGTCAGGCCAGATATCGGCAGACTGCCAAGACAGCCATTGGTATCCCACGCCAGAATCTGCTTATACAGATGATCTGTGCCGGCACTGTCATAGGTGAACGAGCGGGACGCGCCAGAAGGAGCAGACTGTGATGATATTTTACGGGCGCCGGACAGGGCGGCTAATCGCGCGGCTGCATAGATGAGCAATAGCTTTTGCAGGCTTTCGGAGTAGCCCGCCCCGTCCATACAGGCCGAAGCAGCACTGACCTGTTCAATCAACAGCTGCAGAACGGCGTCAGGAACCGTGAAGCCCAACTCAGCCATCAGCGGCTTTACGTCATCCAGCGTGATTTGGGCTGCCATGATTACTTATCCTTTTTGGTTGCCGCCGCCAGCGCTGCCTCTGCATCATCAGCGCGCTTGTTAGCCGCCGCCAGTGCATCAGCGTGCTCTTTGTCTTTCGCTTCAGCCGCATCCTGCGAGGCTTTCAGCTGCTCCAGCGCATCATTCAGTTTCGACTCCAGCACAGAGTTGTCTTTGCTGACCGGAGCAGACGGCGTTGCCACTTCAAATGACAGCTTCTCGCCGCCCTTCTCTTTGGATGTTTCAGCCTTACCCTGCTCAACCCACTTCTCAGCGATCGCGCTGTCAACGTCATAAACTTTACCAACCTCCAGTTTCTGGAAGTTGGCACCGGCAAAGAGGTTTGAAGCCATAATCTTTACGAGTGCCATTAGCTGCTCCTTAAGAGGCGTGGATGACGGAGTATTTGTTATTGATGTCCTGCTTAACCATCAGGCCCATCGCACCCCATGTGCGCCAGATGTAATCGCTGTTGTAGAACGGGCGCGGATCCGCAACGGTGCCAATTGCCTGGCCAACAACCGGCGCGATAACACCCGCGGTCAGCGGAACAATCAGGATTTCATTACCGGAAAGCTGCGCATCTTCTTTGATGGCCGCGATGCCTGACAGCTTAAGGAGCTCTTCCAGCACAGTGCGGGTCGCGTTCACGTCGAAATAACGCTCAAGATTCGACATAATCTCAGCAGAGACATACCAGGTTTGCGGCGCATACTGGCTGTTAGTTACACGAACCACGTCGCGCAGCGCGATAGCATTGGTGCGCAGCGCAACCGGATCGGTACTGGTAGCAAAGTTGAAGGTCAGCGTTACCTGAGCCACGCGCTCATCTTCCTTCAGGCCTTTCCATGTCAGGCCGTCGAACTTAACGTAATTGCCCTCTGAGTCACGGAAGCCGTTGAACATGTAGTCAACGTACTGACGCTGCACATCCTCTACAGAGCCGCGCTGTGCATCAGCCTGCGACTGAAGCGCTGACAGACTGTTGAAGATCGGATCACGCCAGGTGAACTTGAAGCCGGAGTCATGGATAGGAACCATGGTGCCGTCGAAGGTGTAGGACTTCGCATCCAGCGCCGCGCCAATCTGGCCGCTCATGGATGTGTGAGCCCAGCCACGACCGCCGGTGCGAGCGTAGTCGTAGCGCGACTGCTCGATGCGCACAGAGCGAGCCAGTGGCATCAGGTCATTCAGCAGAGTGAACTGAGTGGTTGGCTCAAACTGAGCCAGAACGGTGGTATCAAATGCGCGATACAGGCGGCGGATATCGTCAACGGCGTTGACAGCATCCAGTCGGCCGGCATCTTCACGAATGCCACGAACGCGACCGAGAAAATCGGCGGCGGCCTGAGCACCTTCGTTACGCGCCATCTGCAGCTCAGCGAATTGCGCCTGGTTAACTTCAAGGTTTCCGGTGCGCTCGCCAATGGAACGAGAAAATACAAACATTCAGGTGCTCCTTACTTGATCACGACACGCAGCAGATCGCCTGCAGCAGTGGTGTACGCTTTATCTTCTTCGACGAAGCAGCGGATTGATTCGCCGTCGGCCTGTGCTTTCACCTGTCCGTCAGCGATTGAAAGTGGCTGGCCTTTTTTATAGGTCCCTGCCGCTGCGCGTACGTTCAGGAACATGCCCTGCATTGGCTGAATGCCAACGACCAGCTCGCCAGCAGGAATGCTGTCATCTACCGTCAGGCAGCGCAGATAGTCGTAGTTGGCGACATAAAGAATCGCTTCTTCATTACCATCAGCCGATGCAGTGAACTTTCCTGCATCAAAGAAGCCGATGGTGCCGGGCTTAGTTGCAGCGGCTGCTGCGCCTTCACGGTTGAGCAGCGGATTAGGGAACACGCCGCCAGCGTGAATTACATGCTTTCCATCTTTAGCCATTATTTACTCCGGCATTTCGCTGAGGGATTGGGTATTTACCTGATGACGCATGCCGCCATTCAGGCCTACAGATGACTGACATTGTGCGTACATGCCATCCAGCGCCGCGCCGTCCAGGCCGTTAACCACCAGATCGCCCAGGCCAAACTTCGCCTTAACTGCAGCGCGTTTTTCGCCCTTCTCTTTGTCAGCGTTTACCGCTAGGCCGCTTTCAATGGTGTTCAGCTTGTCAGCAAACGGCTTAAACCATGCTGGCGCTTCTTCACTGTTGGTCGCGGTCTCCTTGGCCTTCTTATCAGCCTCTTCTTTCTCTTTTTTGGCCTTCTCATCGGCATCAGCTTTCGCCTTCGCTTCATCGGCTGCCATCTGGTTATAAGCGTCCATCAGCTCAGCATCAGACTTGCCTTCAACGTCGATGCCTTTCGCTTTCAGCGCATTGGTGATGAGTTCTTTCATCTGGTTTGCTTCCTCTTTGACGGGATTGCTGTTGGCGCTGAAAAACGCCTTTAGCTGTGAAAAAAATGATTTGAGTACGGGGTCTTGCGGTGATTCCTCATCCGGAGACGAGCTATCTGACAGGTTTACAACTTCGAGTTCCTGCTCTTCACCATCAGAGTTAACGAAGATGCCAACGCCTTCATCTGGTGTTCCGGCGCCCGGCTCATCCAGAAGCACCGCCACATGGTCAAACATCATGTTGGTGGCGATCTCGTTGTACTTTTTCCCTTTCGACTCGCCGTTTGCAGCGATGCCGGAATACAACAGGCCGGTTGAGATGTGGATCGGCTCGGCGTTGGTGCCGGCGGCCATTTCATCCAGGCGGTTAATCAGGCGCTTACCCTTGTCGCTGGATTCGGCGTATCGGCGGTCAACGTACATGTCGCCGGTTACCTTGCCGTCGGTGTGACTCACGTTCTGCAGCCATGCCCCGACGTGATAGTTGTTTACTGCCCTGACATCGCGCGCCGATACGTGCTTGCCGTCTACCTTTGGATGGCCCAGCGGCATCGGATTGCGCTCCAGCGTGTTATACGCTTTGCCGATTTCTGCTGCCGGGTACAACTTCCGGTTCATCACAATATCGTCGACGACAGGCGTGATGCCGCGAACCACGATATGTGGCTTGCCGTCGATGGTTTCAGTGGTGATGTTTGAAGCGGAGTTGACGACGGTCAGCACGTTAACGCGATTGCGTTTCATGCTCTGTCCTCATGGGATGGATAGTTAAGCGGCCTGCTGCCACTCTCTGCGCTCTGCGGCTAATCTCTCTGCGAGTCCGGGATTAACGATCTGGCTTTTTTCATCAAGAATCACGGGGATTTGACTACAGTAGCAGTGGTACCGGTTGCCGCTCACCGAATAGAAAGCCTCAACCTCTTCAGTGGTGTAAACCCGGCCATGGCGCGCCGCGTGCCATGCCCTGGTTGTAGGCTTAAGCGCTGACAGCCACATCACGGCCGTATTGAGCCCAAGCCTTTCGCGTGCCCAGTCTGTTTCCAGCCACTGGGCTTTCCGCAAAGCGCCAACCTGCTCGGTCTGAGCGATGTTCTTTGCCTGCGCCATCGACACATCAAGCCGCTTGCTGATGATGCGAGCCGTTTCACGCGGGTTAACGCCACGACCTATTGAATCGGATATGACGTTAGCCAGGTCAGCACGGGCAGCATCACTGATGCCCTTCCAGTCGCTGTAGGTGGAGACGTAAGCCGCGGCGATCTGATTCTGATATGCCGGACTGCTCAGCAGCTGCGCCAGCGTAGTCTGCTGCTCATACACAGCCGATTGCACTGACAGATTGGTGAATGCCTGGCGAGTGCCGCGCTCATATTCAGCAGCAACGTAGGTCAGCGCCCATAGATTCTGGCTGCCACCGTCAAGAAGATGATCGTCGAGAATCAACTGTACGCGTTGCAGCAGGTCCGCCAGCTGTGCGGCTGTCATGTCGTAGATGTAGGTGCCGGCATTCACCTGGTAAATAACATCGCCGTATACAGCATGCGATGCGTTACCAATGCGCTCAGTGCCGCTCATCCGCTCATCGAGCAACTGCTTCAGATGCAGCTTTATCCGGTAGTAGCGGTCATCAATATCGCGATACATCCGACCCACCTGCCGGGCAGATTGCGTCGGATCAGCTTTGTTGCGGGGTATTATTGGCGTCCCGATCCGGGTTCTCGCTGGCATCGTCGTCATTCAGCGGGTCCTTATCGTTTAGCTTTTTGTTCGGGTCTGGAGTGGATGGAGCCTTGCGTGGCTCAAGCTCTCCCACGGTACGCACTTCGTTTTCATCAACGGCCGATGTTCCAAATGCCTGCTGCGTGTCTTTGGCTACAGAGGCCATTGCCTGCATGTTGGCAATTTTGTCCTTCTCGCTTGGTGCGAGCAGGTCAGACCATGCCAGTGTGACCTCACCCGACTGTGGGGCATCGATAACCCCCAGCGTCCAGAAACGCTCCAGAACGGATTTAATTGCAGCCGTCATGAATCCCCACCGACGACCGTTACAGCGCTTCGCCCAGTCTGCTTTATCCTCATCGGATGCCAGGCGGCCGGTTTGCTGTCCAAACAGGATGGTGAACGGGCACTGAATCGACGATGAAAACTCATTCGCAGTTACCGTCCATGAGGGGGACGGGTCAGCCGCAGCCACAGACAGCACAGAAGGCGTGCCGGCCTGCATGACCAGCGCAGCATCGGTACCACGGTTCATCCTGGCGATTTTATCGTTCATCGCCTCGCCGATATTGGCGTAACCGGCCTCTTTAGCCTGAGCAGCAATGGTGGCCATGTCTGTCGTTGAGTCGAAGGCGATCCCCAGCTGGCGACTGGCGTTTTTCAGAAACCCTTCAGCGCTGCCGCCGGAAATCTTCTCAAGGTCGAGCAACTTGTTGTAGCCGGCGCGCAGATAAGGGACGCCAGACAGCATGTTTTCATCCTCTGAGCCTTCACACAGAATGATGACCCGATCGGGATGCACTGTAACGCTACGAACGGGCCCGTATGTGCCGTCGTCACCAACAGGTTGCTCGTTGAACTGGTAACTCACCGGTTCACCGTAGGTTTCCGACATGGTGTCTGTGTCGAAATTGCCGGGCTTAATCTGCGACTCCCATGCCGGGATGAGCTTAACAACCGCCCGGTCACCCAGCCGCTTAATCACGGTGCTGTCTACGGCCTCTTTCCACTCTCGCCCATCACGGAACTGAATCAGCAGCGCGGAGTATTTACCGATCAGGTTGCGCCTGTCAGCGTCTTTAATCTTCGGCCAGTGCCGCGCCAGCAGCTTTGTTGCCGCAGCCTCCCATGCCGTTGTGGTAGTCGATTCTTTTTTCTCGTCACCGTCGATTATGACAGGCCGGTCCACCCAGCAGGAGTCCAGCAACTTATGCACGGCAGCGTAAGCTACCGGGTTGCGCTCATAGGCACGGTAGTAGCGGTCAAAATCCAGATCGTTGGGGTAACCGAACTCTTCATAAAGCTTTGTTCGCTTGGTGTTGCCCTGATGACCACCATACAAAATGCGCTGACGGCCCATAGCATCAGCAAGGGCATTAACGAGGAATGTGACCTCGTTGCTTTGTTCACTCACTGATGAGCTCCTTAAAAGAAGATTGCGCCGGTCTGTTTGTGGTTCGTTTTCGCTACGGCGAAGTAGCGGAAGGCATCAGCACCGTGCGATGTAAAGTCGTGCAGGGGTTTATCTTTCCAGCAGCCGCGCTTGTCGTCCCACTCTTTGCGGTAACCTTCAAGATGAGAGATGCCCAGCTCGCATTTAGCAGAGTCAAAGGCGCATCGCGGGAGGATTTCACGCACTGAATCGATACCGGTATCAACGCCCAGCTTTGGCGCAACCTTGAATCTGATGGAGTAGACCTGCCCGTCTATCTCAAAGCCTTCAGCTGCTATCTGCTTACGGCTTTTGCCGTCGCCAGCAAACTCCCGGTTGTCGATATCGTGTGGCGCCCAGTGATCGCCATATTCATAGCCGCGGTCTTTCAGCACCTTCATGTAATGGCGGAGGCCTTCGCCGCTGTTCTCGTAGTAGTCGATAACGTGGAATTCATCGCCCACCTCACGAACAAACCAGATTGCAGTGGAGTCGCCCACGCCGATATCCCAGAAGGTGTGAACGAGCTGATGTGAATTGTCCGGCAGCTCTCCAACGCGCTTGTTGGTGTAAAGCCAGCGGAATTGCTTGGCATAGTAGGCACCTTCAACAGACTGCTCAAAGGCTTCAGCCGGTATCGATGGATACTCGCGCTTCATGTCGTCGCCGAGTGTTTTCTCTTTAGCGTAATACCAGGCTTTCTGACGCTCACTAAGGCTTACACCATGCTTGGCCTCAATGTCGTAGAAATAATCCATCAGGCGCTGCGGCAGAGCTTCTACCGGGTCGATTGCGTAGAGTGGGTTCTTCCACCACGAGAAGAAGAAGAACTTCCAGTCGAGGTTAGACAGCGGCTTGCCCTGCAGCTGCGCTTTCTCAGCTGTCTGGCAGTAGTCAAAGAAGTAACTGGCGCGACCCTCAGCAGTGCTCTCAATTGTGGTAAAGCAGTCGCTTGATACCGCCTCAAACGCACCAGTGACAATCTCACGGGCTTTATCGGGGAACTTAGCGCATATCTTCCCGAACTCGGAAACGTGCAGGAAACGCAGTGTGCCGCCACGGAATGATGTGCTGACGTAGATTGATCCGCCCTTTCTGAAAACCAGCTCACCTGCAGAATCATTGCTCGCCGGGTTGGCCGCTCTGATTTCTGCCGGCAGCCGGTCATAGGCGTATTTCACCTTTTCGCGGAACAGACGTTTGGCATCGTTCAGGGTGTGGGCTATCAGGGCGCATTTTGCTGACTCGAACAAAGCGGCGTCCAGCTGGATAATGCAGACCTCGGTGGTGAATCCCAACTGGCGAGCCTTGAGAATGATATTGCGGGTATGCATGCCCTCGAAGTATTCGAGCTGCTCCGGCGTCATCCTGAATCTTACAGGCTTGCCCTCTTTGTCGGTGATCCAGTATAGGTTGTTCAGGCGCCAGAGCTTGTCAGCCAGCAGTTTAAAATGCTCAGGTTTCATCAAGCCCCCTGAGACAATGAATCCATGAGATCAGAAATACTGTCGGTGACGTTGTTCTTCTCACCACTGTCGATGTTAAACGCCTCGCGCTCAGCTTTGATGATCTTCACCTGCGCATCGACACCGGCAACCAGAGAACGGGAAAGAGATGCATGGTTATCTTCGGTAAACTCAACGTCATCCAGAAAGTCACCGAGCTTGTTTGCTATTCGGCGCCAGCGAGCCAAGTCTACTCTGTGCTCAATAACAACGCCGGCAGCTTCATCTGCAGCTTCGTCGACAATCTCTTCATCGGTTCGCACATGTTCGCGCGAACTGTCATTGCGAACTTCTTTGCGAACTAACTTCTGCCTAGTGGCTTTTTGCACCTGCTCAGTCAGGTCTCGCTGCCACCCGTTCTGTGTTGCACGTTTACGGATAGCGGTATCACTTACGCCATGCTTATCAGCTATAGCGCGGATAGACAACGAACCAGCCCGGTAAGCCGATTCGATGGCCTCCCAATCTGGTTTCGCCATGTTTTATTCCTTTTGTGTTCCCGCCTCTGGCACGTACTCCATCTTGAGCACATCATCAGGCGCCAGATAGACCCAGCCACCATCTTCACGGGCAATGCCGATGAAGCCGTTAACGATTTCAGGCTGCGATCGGTTCATCAGGCCTTCATGCGTCTCGCCGGATTTGGTGGTAACTGTGATTCGATAGGTGTCTGGCATGATCGCTCCCTTCAATAAAATTTATCGGAACCATAAACAGGCATCCGCGAATGAAATATCGATGTAACTCACTAAAGGGGAAGCGATCTGTCCCCTATTACAGCTAGATACACATCAATTCATCAACGGAGGCTCTTATGAATCACGCAGACATTATTCTGCTCGCTATCGCTTACTCTGATTCGGTCAACCATATCGTTGGCATGATCTGCGCTATAACTGCTGCCTATGTTAACAAGCGGATTCGCAACGCTTCACAGCGTGGCTAACCGTTATCCCTTGTCGGAGAGATTCATCATCAGGCGCTCTGGTTAGAAAGCGCCTTGTGATGAAAGCCGTTGTGAAAGTGACTTTCTTTAACTTCCTGTTTTCCCAGCAAAGCGCAAAATTGCGCCTGGCATCAAACGGCAATGTCCAGTGTCAGCTGAAGTTGCTCTCTCCAGTATTCGACATTAGCTTCAACCATCTGCTTATCCCATCTCCAGCGAGCCATCTCTCTGGCTCCGTTACTGGCTTTCGATTTCCGGTCATCGCGGATACGGCAAGCCTGCTCAAATTTCTGCTGCTCGGTCAGCTCACCACGAAGCAGGCTATCAATATGGAGGTCGCACCAGACAGCAAATCGGGCATCACACCAACGGGCGAACGCAACTGAAAGCTTTGGATGCAGCCAGGTTCCGCCGCCCCTGTCCTTACGGGCTCGGCTTGTTTTTACATACCTCGATTGTGAGGGATGTAAAATCTGTGACTCTTCGCCGGTTAGCGCTTCGTCTAATGCCCGGATGTATTCAAGAGTTTCTGCCAGGCGCATCCAGTTATCGATGCGCTTGCTAAATCGCTCTGCTACTCCAGTAACGTTGATCCATCCTTCGGTATTAAAGCGGACAGCTTCGCCTTTGTAGTTCAATGGGACAATGTTCATATGGTAGTTACCTTATAGAAACGAGCCTTGTTGCCCAGAAACGCCAGCGCATAGAGACGGCTACCGGCCTAAACCAGCATTTCTCCAAGGCTTGTTTCTGTAAGACTCTATGCTTTTGAATGCGCCGGGCATGGCGCGGGATTTACTGCAGGTACAAAAAAGCCCCGCTATTGCGAGGCTCTGTTACTTCCTGATGCTCTGCTTTACTTCGGCTACGATTCGTTCCTGCAGCCTGGTTAGTTCACTGCGGTGCCGGCGCTCCTGCCGCTGGTGAATCCAGAATCCGACCCACGTTGCGATGAGGGCGCCGATGCAGATACCTGAGAAGATGTTGTAAATCTGATAGGCGCTCATTTCGCTTCCTGCTGGATATGTGGCAGAAAAGCGCTAAACATTCTGTCCAGCAGGTAACAGTAAGTTTCGTTTGGCTGGTCCGTTCGTATTGAAACACCTACATCGCTGCAACAATAAAACGTGGCATGCGCACACTCGTGGACCAGAGTTGATATAGATTGATCAAATACACCAATCAGATAGAGGTTTTCACCGGTCGACTCATTGCAAAAATGCATCGTGCGCCCGTTAGAAAATGAAAGATTTTGCTCAGGCTGATTGAGGTTGGAGATAGCCTGCTGCCATTCATCTTTAGTGACACACAGGTAAATGTTCGCGCAGTGAAAAAGCGGAACAAAAAATCGAGGAAGCTTGGGCCACTTAGTTTTTGCCATTATTTGCCGCCTTACCAGTCTGGCTGTCGCAGTTGGCTTTCCATGTCTTGTTATGCGTCAGGATGGCCCGCTTGGTGCGCTCATCCATCGTCATGATGTCCGCCTCAGTCACCAGGATAGGCTTTACCCAGTTACAGGCGGTGTCCACGACTTCAATTCTTGTTAAGCCAGTCTGTGCGCAGCTCGTCGTCAACAGCGCTGCCAGGCATACGGGAAACGCTTTCCTGAACATCTGCAGCTCCTTTTGAGGTTTCTGTCTGACGCTGTGAGGCGGCCTGCTGGGAATCGATAGCAGCTTTGGTTTCGCGATCGGCAGCTGCCTGCTCTGCTTTGGCTTTACCCTTGGAGTGACCAATGCCGAATGCGCCAGCCACTGCAGCGATTGCCACACCGATTACAGTGAACATCAGTTCGATGGTCGTCATGGCCTATTCTCCGGATCAAGACCAGCGTCAATCTTCTTCCCTTCAATATCTTTATCAGTGGCGATTTTCTTTGCCCCGATATAACCCGCAGTGGCGAAGCCGAAGAACAGACCGAATGTGACATCTGACAGCGTCCCTTTGTAGGCCTGCCAGCCAACTACGCCGCAGCAGACGAGAAATGCGAGAGCGGCCTGCGTGCGGCTCAGAGAGATATTGCCGCTGCTGCCACGGAGAACGCTGAACATGTCCATCAGATGAGGCCCCGGTAAATGTCATAGCTGCCGGTGCGCATTACATCTGCATGGCGTTTGGCGCGGTTGGGCGTTTGCTTCGCCCACAGGCTGTTGAGCATGCCATCAGCTGCAGCGCTGAAGTTACCGTCTGCAATCAGCTTCAGAGTGTTCTTGAATCCTGCCAGCCCGTCAGCACCCATCTGGTAGGCCATGCTAATCAGGATGTCCCGGCGCGGTGGGTTACAGGCTGCCAGAGCCGCTGCAATGCTTGGCCGCTGGCTCATCTCGTTAACTTTCTGGTCAACGATAACCTGCTTCCATACATCGCCCACTGTACGCGGTACGCGGAAGGTATAATTACTCAGGCTGGCGCCCTTTGGCCCAATGCGGATACCGCCGGCAACGGTCGGATATCCCTGCGTATCGAGGTAGGGCGCCTCTTTGTACCCCTCCTCTACATTCAGGATCGGGATGATTTTACTTTCGGTCATTTGCTCTCATCCTCTTTCACAACCTGCTTAACCTTGTCGGCTGTTTTGTTTGCTGTGCGGTCCGGTATGTTGTCCACTTTCTTCTGCAGCTCTCCGACCTGTTCAGCCAGGCGAACAACTTTTGCATCACGACGATCGGCAATCCTGCGGTAGTCATCGCGGATGACATCAATCTTCTGGTTAGCGTCATTGCTGACGTAAACGAACATGCAGGTCATGGCGATGCAGATAAGCGTCAGTACGGTAAGAACGCCGCCAATAATCAGGCTTCGTTTGTGATTCGGTTTAGTTGGTGCCATCGCTGTCGGTCTCCAGATTGGCGATCAGCCTGTTTACTTCGGTTCTGAATCGCTCATTGCCCACAGCGTTACTGGCCTCTGACATAGCCAACAGGATTCCCAGCGCGTTTTTAATCAGCTTGAGGTCCGTCTCCAGTGTGGATATCCGGCGAAGATTCTTATCGTGCCTCTCCCGAAGCTCGTCGTTCTCTTCACGAAGCAGGTTATTGCTCTCCTTCAGCAGCTGAACCTGCTCCTTGTAGTTGGAGATGATCTCACCGCCCGCCCTGTTGCTGATGCCCAGCGAAAGGAGGCTTGCTGCTAATGGCTTCCAGAGAACTGCGACTGCCCCGCCGCCAAATATGAGGCCGAGAACGCCAGTGATGATGCTGTTTTCACCCATGCTTAACCTCACGGGCGCTGTTTGATGTGCTGTTCATAGCCGTCTCCGGCATTGCCCGGAGGTATCCGGCCGTTTGCTGTGAAAAGTCGCCTGCTGCCACATAGGGGAAATCCATGAGGTCGCTTTGATTGGCAGAGGCGAAAACGAGAAAACCCAGCTCTGCGGCTGGGCTTTTTAATTGGGTGCAGAAATGCAAAAAGCCCTCGCGGATGGTGAGTCCGGAGGGCTTTCTAATTATCACAGAGTGATGGAACTTGTGTTTTTCAGCGCACCTAACAACAGCGCGCAACTTCAACTGTTGGAAATCATATCCCCAGATTCCTGAAAAGTAAATAGCTCACGATAAAATAATGAGCTATTTAACTTGTTTCTACGCAGTTACCTTATTCAGCGCAGCGTTCGCCCATGACTCCTCGGTTTCAAGCTTCCCGATCAGCTGGTCGTAGAATGGCTTGCCGCTACGATCCCACGTTGCCAGACTCACGCTCTCCGTAACTGCGGAGATAGCACGATAAGCCTCCGCTGCCGGAATGCGCTCATACCCGCGCCCGCAGCAGCGCTTGCAGTCACCCATCACCGGCACGCCCTGCTTTTCCGTCTCTGCTTTCATCACTGCCCGCCCGCGACCGCTGCAGTCACGGCACGCAGTCGAAACCACACCCCTGCCGCAACAATGCTTACACAGTACACGCTCCGTCTCACGTACCTGATAGCTGACGTTATCCGGTAGAGCTTCATCAAGGCGTTTGATGTCAGCCACCGCCATCGGCCTTTGCGTGCCAAATCGTGACTTCGTGGTAAACACATCAGCCTCAATAAACCCTTTAGCTCCACAGCAATCGCAGGGCTTCACACTGGCGGCGCTGCGGCAGTAATCCATATAGGCATAAGTTGCGAGTGTTTGCATAACGGCTGGTTTAATATCAGCGCCAAGTTTGCGAAAGGCTGGAACCCTGTCGCAGGTTTGAAGTGCATATTCAGTTAACAGGGATACGGCGCGTGCGGCGTCGTTCTCACTTACTCCCACCTTTCCCATGAAAGCGCTGTAGCCAAGCGGAGCACGACTCTGCGTCATTCCCATAGCAGCGATATAATCAGTGCCTGTGAGCGTGTCAGGCGACGTCTGCGGCGCTGTTCCGCTGAAGTTCTGCCCTTTCGGAAAATGAAATTTTACTGTGGCTTCTAAGCTCATTACCAAACCTCCGAGATATCCAGATCTTTCCCTGTACGGCGATACACTTCATGCCGCTTCATTTGTGCAAAGTGCATGCACTCCCTGCAGGCATCAAACATGGCATTAGGGTTCGTTTCGATGCTCTTGATGGCTTTGGAGCTCCTGACGGTGTATGTACCACATACGCAGCGGACCACCCATTTGCCCTTTCCTTCTGCCATGAGGCCTATAACCTTCAGTCGTCCTTTTTGCCTGCCAGTGAGGTCGATAAAGCTGGGTGACTTGGGCAAAAGGTGCCGGGGTATCATCTTCGGCGGTCCGATAAACTCTGGCGTCTGTATTTTGCAGTTCATTTCATAGTGAACGCCTTTAGATACGACCAGCGCCGCTGTTTTATTGACTGGCGATAACGCTGCTACTGGCATGCTTAACCCCCATGATTTTGGCTGTGTGCTTGATGATCCGATAATCGACCGGGAAGGTATTGCGTGTGCGGTACATACGCAGGTGTAGCCATTTCCGTTTGAGGTATTCAGTCATGCTAACCACCAATTCAGGATGCGCTGGCTCAATGGCAGTCGGCGCGGAGGTTGATACTGGACGCGCTCAATCTTGGCGTTCACTTCATCAAGGCGCTGCTGCAGCAGGTTTCTGGTATGCAGATACATCGATAATCGGTAGTGATCGAGTGGCTTCATGCTGCTTCTCTCTCTTTAACCAATGCACGCAGCAAAGCCCTGTAACACGCTCTGATGCGCTCCAGTTCCTCTCTGGTGTATCGGTGTGGTTGATTGCTAGATTCGAGCGCCTCGACGCGCTGAAGGCCAATTTTGGTGATGAGGTTGATGCGGTATGGTCCGATGTTGCCGGAGTGGTGTGTATTACAGGATGCACACTGGCTATGTACGTTGTCCTCGTTGAAGCGTAACTGTGATGCCGCCGCTGTTGTCCTGTAGTGTCCGGCGTGGTAGCTGACCGCCGTTGTGCTGCCGCAGCTGATGCAGATATCCCCGTCCCGCGCCCTGATGTAGTCATTGAATGCCCGCTGGGTCATGTTCATCCAGTGGCTTAACGGCTTCACATCTGCTTTGCGCTTATTCCAGGCTGCACGCTGCTCTTTCTCCTGACGCTTTTGCTTGCGCTCGGCTAGCAGGGTTGCGAGTTGGATTGCACATCTGGGAGAGCAGACTGTCTGGAGGCTATTGCGGGGGATAAACTTCTCAGGACAACATTTGCACTTCTTCGGTTTCGGCGGCTTGGGCTTGGTGCCTTTAGCCATCGCTATCCTCCATTGCTCCGTTAGGATCGCACTCTATGAAGAACTCATCGAGGCAGCTGGCGCAGCAGTAAACCTCATCAGGTTTGAGTGGTTCGCCGCAGTTGTTACACATTGCTGGCCTCCTGCATCATCAGGAATGCAATCATGGCTGCGCGAAGAGGGTTTCGATTTGTCTCCCCGCTAATTTGCCACTCAGCGCCATCAACAAAGTACGCATCTGAGTCAGCAACCCACTCACTCCCGTCAAATGCAATTGTGATTCTTTCTTTCTCAATAATCGGCCCGGCATCAGCCCATGAGTTGCAGGGATTAAAGCAGTTGCCATTAGATACCCGATAGCCATTTACCATGTGTTTCTCGGACTGCCAGATTGGTCCTCTATCGCTAGGCTCAATGCCCTCGCAGAAATCACCTTCCGACTTTGAAAAGAAAAATGCATGTGACATGCCCATAGCCCGTGCCACTGCGCAGTTAATTTCAAAATCTGTCATTTCGCTGTAATTCATCATCTGCTCCAGATTGGTTGTTCGTATTGCCGGCTGGGTTTAGGTTCGTATCTGCTTTCTGGTAGCAGCGCTGATACCGTCCAGAATTTTGGGTCGAATGCCAGCGTCTTTTTTGCTGTGACCTGCCGTGCGGCATATAGGGACAGCAGGCTGTCAGCTGTGATGGAGTCCATGGGCTCCGGGTGAGTGAACCAGGTAGTTTTCATCGCGCCCTCTTCGCAAGGTTTTGGCACGTTCCGGTAGGCAACCCGGTTCGTGCACTGATGATGGACCATGCCAGTCCCTGACTGCGGAGGTGTGCAATGCGGTTACAGAATTCCTGTGAGTGAGAAAAGTGTCTGCCATGTTTCATGATTGACTCCCGTACATTTGGGCCCATTCGATTTCACGCCGGGCTTCGTCGCTGAATTTCACGTTCTGCTCTGTGCCAAACCAGTAAATCGCCTCGATGACCTCGACCATTTCGCTCACCCGCATTTTGCTTGTCCGGGATCCGAACATGACGACGCCGCCGCCGATACCGGGTGCGGTGCGTTGCTGTTCGTTTTTGGATTTCGCAACGAGTGCGGTGATAAGGTCTTTCCAGTCGTCTGGGCTGTACTTCTGCCCGTACCATTCAACCTGCCGGGACAGGTCGTGCAAAAGCGGCCACATACGGCGGTTCTGATCCGCGCTGCGCTTGCGTTCCTGAATGACTATTTCGACTGGCTTGTTGCTATCGGTGGGGAGTTGCTGGATGGCGGTGATGCAGTTCTGTCTGATGCTGTTGTCACGCAACAGGTAGCGTTGTGTCTCCATTGGGTTTATCTCGCTTTAAAGCGTCATTAACGCGCTTGCTGATAACCTCTCGCAGGCAGCCGAAGTCATGATATTTACGGGAAATATCTGCGAGGTCGTTTACCAGTTCGCGGAGTTCATGCTCGGGGATAAGATGCTTTGGCCTGAGGGGGATTACGTTGTTCATGGTTTCCTCCGGTGTTCATCTGTTTCCGGAATCGGGAACTGCCCTACAGGAGATGCTTCGCAGCGAATGCACCACTTGTTCCACCATGACTGCCCTTCTCGGTATCTCTCAGGTGGCTTCTTCATTCCGCAGCGATCACAGCGGTAATGTCGCTCATGATTCATCCCCCCTCCTTGCCGAGATACATCCATTCAGCGTGACGACGCTTGAGATTCTCCCAGTGATATCGCATAACGTGCTCATTGAAGAAATCACTCATCTTTCACCCCAGCGTTATCGACACGACCATCAGTGCCATTCTCCTTCTGCTCCAGTACTGGCAGCGCAATCTCAAGGGCTTGCATGTATAGCTCTGAATCCATAGCCAGTCCAAATACACGCCGATTGCGTTTAAGTGACGCGATGCGGTCACGGCATCTGTCAGCGGTTAGCTTGTTCATTGGTGGCTCCTTTTGCTTCTGGTGGCAGGCTTTCGCAGTAAGCCATGATGCCGAAGTGCGTAATGACATAACCCTTGAAAGTGATGCCTCTGTCAGTGAATTCGACATATTCCAGATAGCCATCATCAGCCAGTTTCTGTGCCACCTTCGAGCTGGTCTGGATTATTGGGTAAGGCGTCTCTCTCAGTGCATGGTCTATCTCTGCTCCCCACGCACGCTCAAGGATATCCAGTTGCTTTTTGTTCATGCATACTCCGTAACGTTTTCACTTGCCCATGCCTGGTCGTATTCGTCTGACGGCATATTGGCGATGTAGTTGTAAGGTGTCGCACCTTCCATCATCAGAAACTGGTGCGACTGTTCGTGCAGGTAAAGCGGGATCCCACCTTCCCAGCCCTCTCCGTTTCGCTGCTTCTCAAGCATTAGCACAGACGCTGGCGATGACAGCGCGGCCTGCTCTTTGTCACTGAGATGCTCTCCTGCGTGCTGCTTCTGCAGGGCCCTCTCCCTGACCTTATTGCGCCAGATGATGAACAGGTTATCGGTCAGGTCGGTGATGGCACTGGTACCCTTGACGTCCATCTTTCCGGTAGGCTTCTCTTCGCTTTCTGCCTTGCGGCTGTGAGTAACCATGATGACGTGGCTGTTGGTGCGGTTTTTGAAGTCGCAGATTGCGTCAACAAATGCTTTCTGGCTGTTGTAATCGTCCTCGCCAATGCCGCATTTCATCAAACTGTCGATGATGAACAGCTGGATACCGTACCGGCGATTTGCATACTCAAATATCTCCAGAAGCCTGTCTGCTTTCGCCGTACCCGTCAGACCGAAAAGCCAGAGCCGGTCGTCGTAGAAATTGAAAGCTGCTTCTATTTCCAGTGCTGGCGGCAGCTTCAGGCAGGTTGCCTGCCGGGTGAGCCGCTTCAGTAAGCCGCCGGGTTTAAGCTCCAGAGATGCCACACACGCCCGGACTCCCTGCCTCATAGCCTCAAGAACCATGTGACCAACCACTTCGGTTTTACCGTGCCCGTTCACCCCATTCACTATGGTCAGCTCTGCGTCTCTGAAAGCAAAGTTGTGGTTCAGCATTTCCCACGGGCTGCGAAACATACATTGCTCTTTGCCGTAGAAGGCGTTGATGGTGTCCTGATAAAACTCGCGGGCACTGTAAAGCTCCTCCGGATCGAAGTAAGCAGCACGCTCAAGTACATCAATCACCTGGTCGCTGGTCATGCCTGCCTGCAGGCACTCGTTGATATCCTTGTGAGGTAGGTTAACCAGCCGGCAGCGGTGCTCCCCCAGCCGGGATGCGATTTCTTTTGCGGCAGCCTGGCCTACTTCGTCTGAGTCCATGGAAATCCAGATTTCGTCGAAGCGGTCAAGGTTGTGATACTCAAACTCTATCCACTGCTGCTTGGCACCTTTGCCACCACCAAACGGGACGGACAGCGCCGGCAGTCCGTACTGGTGATAGGTCATGCAGTCAATCTCACCTTCGCACAGCACAACAATCCGGATGTTTTTTGGCATTGCCTGCCAGCCGAACAAGCACGGCTCACAGTCTCCCTCAGCCATAATCGCCTTTTTTCCGCCCGGACGTTCAGTGCTGATGCGTTTCACCTGCAGCAGCTCACCATCACGCTTGTAAGGGAACGCCAGCGCGTCAAGCTCTCGCTCTCCGTTCCAGACCTTTGCAGCAGCAACCTCGAATGTCTTTGCTGTCTCAGCGGTGATGCCTCGGGTAGCGAGGTACTCTATGTGCTTTTCAGTTTTGGTGAGGTACTTACTGACTTTTTTCCGGTCGGGGCGGGAAAATTTTTTCTGCTGCTTCGATGCAAAGTGATGGTCGTTATCTTTGATTCCGAGAAACTCTTTCGCTTCGGTCATTGCCTGATGCAGGCTGCAGTCCTTCACGCCGACCCATAAATCCAGCAAATCACCCCCGATCCCCTCTGCAAAATCTGACCAGACTTTTTTACCTGCGAGGTTTATTTTCAGAGACTTACCTGACTCACCATGCAGGGATCCGGCTACCCACTCGTGCGATTCTTTTTTGCCGTTCGGCAACAGGTATTTCGCTACCCTGTCAACATGGTTCCAGAGCATGTCGCTCAGTTCAGATGGTGTCATGATTCCCTCAGATGCAGTGTTTCAAACCAGTACCGCACAAAACCATCGCTCAACAGACCGTGGTTATATCCGGCAATCAGCAGCGTTTTAATTCGTGGTTTCATGCAGTCACCTGTCGATAAACACGTAGCCGGATTTGGATGCCGTTACGGGCGATCGGTGTCCGCCAGAAGATGGCTGTGGGGCGGAAGGCTTATCATCCAGCCAGCGCTGACCGTTCAGGTACGTAGCCGGAAGCAGGCGATCAAAACCGAACTGACCACCGCCTATGCGGGCTGCGATGTCTTCTGCCAGCATGACTGCAAATTGCTCTGCGGTTCCCTTTGTCACTGACCGCCACTCTTTGAACTGAGTCCGGAAAGCTGATGCAGCGCTTTTCTTGCCGCCCTTGCGCATTCCTGCACACCAGAAAATTGACTCGAAGGCTTGGTCTGTTTCCTGATTTTTATTTGCAGGCTGAGAGGACTTTTCACACTTCGTCTGAACCTGTTCGGACAAAGTGTTTTTAATGTCTTTCTTGTCTTTTGTAATATTGTCTTTTGTGGTTACCTGATTCGGGTAAGAGCGATTACCTGATTCGGGTAAACATTCCTTACCTGATTCGGGTAAATTTACCTGATTCGGGTTACCTGCTTTTTCCCAGTCTCCAATCGCCTTGTTGATGCCTGTAAGACGACCGTTCTGACTGAGAATTTTGCGCTTAACGAGAGCGCTTTTTGCTGCTGAGCATTTATGCGGCAACATCCCTGTCAGCTTTGACAGCTGCTCATTGCTGATCCAGTCAACCTTCTTGTTGAAGCCGTATGTTTTGCGCATGACGGCCATGAATACCAGAAGCTGGTGCTGGGTTAGTCCTGCAAGCATGACAGCCTCCAGTAGCTCATTGGCGATGCGCGTAAACCCATCTTCAATTTCTGCCACGCGACGCTCTCTTGCCTCAATATGAGGCTGTAGATCATGAACTTCTGCGAGATTACTCATTGCCCTTCTCCCTCGACTTATGCGTTTCCAGAATCTCCCTCAGCTTCGGCGCGATTGCCGGATTGCACTTGGTGAGAAAGTCGAGCCGGAGAAGGTTTTTATGCACACCAGTGTGGCGATAAGACTGCTTTTTCATGTATAATTACTCCGTTGAAATTGCTTACATTTCGATATCAGGCCGAGAATGAGTTCCCGCTCATCTCGGTCTTTTCTTTTCCCATCGCAGCAGCTACCGCTTGTCTGGCCACCTCTGCAATCAGGCTCGTTTCCCAGACCTTTTCCAGCAGCACAAACACTGTCGCCATGTCGCGCAGGTTTAAGCGGCTTACCTTCGATTCATGCCATCCGGCTTCATTAGCCAGAACGCGTTGCCCTTTATGGGTCAGGCGGGATCGGAGTTCTGTTTCCACTTCATTGATTAACTTGCTATTTCTTGCGTGCTGCATTGCGTATATTTCCTGTCATTAAAAAATTGCGTGACGTTGCGATCGGCAACTCACCGTGTGTTTTGCTCCAGCATTGCGGCGGGAGCGGAGTAAGATTTTTAAAGAGCGATGCCGCTTATGCTGCGGCAGTTTTACTGCTTGGGAATGGGCGGTGTTCTTCTGCTACTACACGGCCATCTGGCAGCGTGGTGATGAAGATTTTCCGGCCAACCCTTACTGCTTTACTGATTGCCGTCTGGTGAACCCCGAGAATGTCGGCGGCTTTTGCCTGTCCGTTCTCCGTGACGTAATCAGCGAGAGTTACCTTTTTCATCGGTTTCCTCCGAGTGATTACCGATACAACAATAATACTACGAGTATTAATTTAATCAATACCTGCGGTATTTCATTTTTTAATAACTGAGGTATTAGAATCAGGGAATGAAAAACACGAAGCTGTTGACGCCGGATCAGCTGGAAGACGCAAAGCGCCTGAAGGCCCTGTACGAGTCTAAAAAGAAAGAGCTGAGGATTACTCAGCAAGATATTGCGGACGCTCTGGACATCACACAGGGCGCGGTAGGCCATTACCTTAACGGGAGAAACGCGCTAAACCTCAGCGCTGCCTTAACATTTTCTCGTCTTTTGAAAGCACCAGTATCAGACTTTAGTCCCACGTTAGCCAAAGAAGTAGACAGCGCTTCAGCACCCCGGCTCGATAAAAACGTGACTTATGATGGACCATATGAGCCAAAAGGAAGGTATCCTATGTTAAGTTGGGTTAGCGCCGGACTTTGGGATGAAGCGATGGAACCCTATTCGATCAGTGAGATAAATGAATGGTATGAGTCTGATGTCCCAATTCAGGGCAGCGGATTCTGGTTGCGCGTGGAAGGAGATTCCATGACTGCGCCCGCTGGACCTAGCATTCCGGAAGGTCATCATGTCTTGGTAGACACCGGCAGAGAGCCAAAGAATGGATCTCTTGTTGTCGCAAAGTTGACTGATGCAAACGAAGCCACGTTTAAGAAACTCATAATAGACGGCGGGCAGAAATACCTTAAAGGGCTCAACCCAGCATGGCCGATGGTGCCAATCAACGGCAACTGCCGCATCATCGGAGTCGTAGTAGAAGCAAAGATAAGATTTGTGTGATAACCCCCTCAAATGAGCCGCCATCGAGCGGCTTTTTTATTACCTGCAAAAAATAAATTCCCTTCCCAATCATCAATATAATACTTTTCGTATTATTTTTAATACTTGGGGTATTGCCTGATATTAATACCTAGAGTATTGTTTATCCCATCAGCACGAAGCACAGCAACAAACGGCAGGATGCCGACGCTCTTTAACATTGATGGGGTTTTTCTCCGCAGAGATGCGGGGAACCAAAGAGAAGTTGGCTTTGGGGTGAATTGTCTAGCCAAGGACGTAACGAGCAGGTTCGCGAAAGCACCGCTGCTGCCAGTGTGATGTCGGAATTCAATTCACCACCTAAGCCAATTACCGGAGGTACACCATGACAGTAGTCATCACAATTCTGGCTTCCGATAACGCCAGAAATCGCCGCAGAGCACGCCGTGCCGCTCAGCAGGAACAGCAGCAAGCCGATACCCGCTTAGCGAGAAAGATTGCCGTAGCGAGCGCCGGGTGCAGCTTAAACGTAGCCCGCGCCACATCAGCGCCCAGTCTGCGTGAGAAGCATGAGAGCACAGCTATGTGCTTACCACAGGTAGCCATCTTCAGTGCGGGCTATCGCAAATCTAAAGACATCGTAACGGCGAGGTAACTTATGGCGCTGGACCACGGTACGTTAAATATCCCGCTGGATAAGCGTGGCAATTTCCATAAGGAACTGGATGAGCACCTGGCAGCCGAGAAGCGCAGGAAAGAGGATGAACTCTTCGTCCGGAAGACTGCTTTCAACGATGCCAAATCACGGGCGCAGCAGCTTTACCTACAGCTGGACAATGCCTTAGTGAAGGCCGAAGCAAAGCGGCGCGGCATGAAGATTGGAGAGTTTAGAGAGGTTCTGAAAGACATCAGAGATTTCAGACCAAAGCAGGCGACAGTGGCGTTTGCACCATTTATCAAGGCTGCCTAACCCGCAGCCTTTTTTATTGGGGGGATTATGTCCGTAATCCATGAAGTAATTGCAGTTCTAAATTATGACCCTTCTTCAGGGCTATTAACATGGAAAAAAGACATAAGGGGAGGAAAGAAAGCGGGCCAGATCGCAGGATGTGCGGACAAGCTTGGGTACTTAGTTGTCAAGGTTGGTGGGAGGAGCTTCAAGGGACACCGACTGGCATGGATGATTCATTATGGAGTTGAGGCCCCCCCAATTCATCGACCACATAAATGGTGACCCATCGGACAATAGAATTAAAAACCTTAGAGCCTCAACGCATCAGCAAAATATGTGTAATCGAAAGATTAGAAAGGATAACAGTTCAGGCTTCCCTGGAGTGTGTGCTCATCGGTCTACAGGAAAATGGCAAGCCAGCATTAGGGTCAATGGTAAGAGGATGCACCTGGGTACCTATAAAACACCGGAAGAAGCTCACCAAAAATACGCTGAAGCAGCAAGGCTCTATCACGGTGAGTTTGTTCGTGAATTTTGAAAACATCTGGAGGCACCATGATAAGAGACGTTGATTACTACTGCGGTTGGTTAGTGTTTATCGTGCTGATGGTGCTGGGGTTTATAGCAGGAGGTTGAGATGAGTGAAGATTTAAAAATTAAGCCAGAAGAAGCCGAAGTGCTCGTGCAGTTTATCGACGATACCGGAATTGAATACTTGGCCGAAAGCTGCGAAGACCGCGGACTGAGTGTGCAGGAGTTGATAGAAAAGTTAGTCCGCATCGCCCATCGGGGCCAGTAACCACTACAGGAGAGAGAAGGATGGAGTGGATTAAGTGCAGTGAGCGGATGCCAGATGATTATCAGGATGTTTTGGTAACCAATGGCACGGAGATAGATTTGCAGTTTACGGTCAAGGGCGACTGGATTTTGCCAGGCTTCGGATATAAAGACGTGAAGATATCTCACTGGATGCCCCTGCCTGCTCCGCCTGCTGAGTGACACCGCAATGCCGTTACGTGTGACGGCATGACGATGCATTCTGCATCACCGCTTGAAAGGTTACGAATAACCAGAACGTTTCACCCTTAGGCGCCGCAATGGCGCCTTTCTTTTTAACACCAGTAAACAACCATATTTTAGGAGCAATACCCATGATGAGCTTTTCCATCGCGGGCGGCGTCAGCATGGGCGCTGCTCAATTAAACGAGTCACAACTCGACCGCATTATCGGTTTCATCCGTACCAGTGTTAAGAAAATCTGGCGCTCTACTGTCCACACCCTGAATCAAGGGGGTGCACTGTGATTGAGACTTGGCTACCGGTTAAAGGATATGAAGGCATAGCTGAAGTTTCCAATTTTGGCTCAGTGCGAACAGTTGACAGGGTTATTAGTTCAGGGCGCAGGCTCAAGGGAAAGTTGTTGGCTCTGCAAATAAACAAGTGCGGATATCCGACTGTTAGCCTGTGTCGCGAATGCAAGCCAAAAACATTTCAGGTTCATCGCCTTGTTGCTCTGGCATTCGTGGCTGGCAGTGGCCCACAGGTAAATCACATCAATGGTATTAAAACTGACAATCGCCCTGAAAATCTCGAATGGTGTAGCGCTTCGCATAACCAAAAGCACGCCTTCAGGATTGGACTTAATAAGTCTCGGCCCAGCCCTAAGTTTGGAAGCGAACACGGCAAGTTTGGAGGATTCATTATTGCCACTGAAATTGCCACAGGGTTAGAGCAGGTGCTGGAGGGTAGATCAGATATGGAATCGAAAGGATTCACTCAGACCTGCGTAACAAGATGCCTTCGAGGAGAGAGCCCCGCCCATAGAGGTCACACTTTCAGGCTTATGAAGGGAATATGTCCATGAAATCACGCTACTTCACGAAAGCACAGGAGCTTTCCAGAGAGGCCCATCTCTACAGCGACAAAGCGAAGTGGGCTATGGCAATGCGGTTACTACGGAGGGCACTTTAAATGAGCGAATTAACTCAAGCAGATGTAAAAAGACGATATTTTTATGACCCCGCATGCGGACACCTTTTCCATTTAATAGGCAGAAGGAAGGGTAAGCAAGTCGGGTATATAAAACATCAGGGCTACATCCAAGTATCAATTGGCAACAAAAAATACCAAGAACATCGTTTGATATGGCTCTATTTCAATGGATATCTGCCTGATTTGCTTGACCATATAAACTGCTGCAAGAGCGATAACCGCATTGAAAATCTACGTCCAGCCAGCCATCAACAAAACGCCGCAAATAGAAACCTGACGATAAAAAACAGTAGTGGATATAAGGGTGTAACTCAACTCCCAAATGGCAGGTACCAAGCACAAGCAATGGTGAATGGTACTTATTACTACTTAGGAGTGCATGAGTCGCCTGAAATCGCGCATGAGGCATTCAAAAAGGTTTCAAAACCACTGAACGGTGAGTTTTTCAATGGAGGCATAAAATGAGCCGATTCACACTGAAAGCACGCGACAGAGAAGAGGTTCAGAGCATTGCAGACGCACTGCCTGATAGCGAGCAGCGTGCCGTGGCTGATTACGTGGACGACTGGCAGCGCCGGAACCACGTTAACCCGCTGATGATGGCCGCCCTCGCCTTTCTGAATCAGCACTATGACGGTCAGGCTGTTGCCATGCTCGACCATGACGACGACTGGCACATAAAGCTGGATGAGGTGCTGCGGGAGCTGATGATAGATACCGGCACCCGTGAGCGCGGCGTAAACGTGATTATCAACAAGGTGGCGTGATGAGCTTTGACCTGGTCGAATTCGTAAAGCAGCAGGAACCGCTGTTCGTGGGAGCACTGACGGACCCGTCAGTGACGTGGGCAAAGGAATGCCAGTTTGCCATCCAGCACTTTCAGAAGAATGACTTTCTGGCAAAAACGGCTATCGGCAATCCCATCAGCGCACAGAACGCGATCGTCAACGTAGCCGCCATTGGCATCAGCCTAAACCCGGCGAGCAAGCTGGCCTATCTGGTGCCGCGTGACGGCCTTGTGTGCCTTGATATCAGTTATATGGGCCTACTCCATATCGCACAGGCTTCAGGCGTAATCAGGTGGGGCCAGTGCAAGCTGGTTCACGCCAACGATACGTATGAAAGCAACGGGCTGGATAAAGCCCCCATTCACAAATACAGCCCTTTCGTAACGCCTGATGAACGAGGCGCGGTTATTGGCGGTTACTGCACAGTCAAGACTGCAGACGGCGACTATCTCACTGAAGAAATGAGCCTGGCAGAAATTGAGGACATCAGGAAGGTCAGTAAGGCTGGCACTTCACCAAAAGGCCCGTGGGTTAATTTCTGGTCTGAAATGGCTCGCAAAACGATTGTGAAGCGTGCCAGTAAGTACTGGCCCCGGGCTGAGCGGCTCGATAACGCAACTGAAATGCTCAATGAAACAGAGGGCGTATTCACAGAGCCTGTCATGCCTTACACACCTGAAAGCGAGGTGATCGCTGCAGAGCATAAGCAGAAAGAAGAACTGCATCAGAAGGTCAGCGCCCTGTGCGACAGCATGGAGGCATCTGAAAGCATGGATGACCTGAAGCAGCACTTTGCCGAAGCATTCAAGCTGACGCGAGGCATGAAGCTGCAGCAAAACGTCCAGGCCATTTACGCAGAGTGCAAAGCCAAATTTGATGAGGTGCCGCAATGACCGCCCTTTACAAAATAGCGAATGAGTTTGCAGCGCTTAGTGAGTCCGGTATGGAGCCGGACATGATTGCCGATACTCTGGACGGCATCCAGTGGGAGCTGGAAAGCAAGGTTGAGCAGTGTCTGGCTATCTGCAAAAACGAGCAGGCATACGCTGAGGCTTTACGTGAAGAAAGCAACCGCCTGTTAGAACGCGCCCGGGCTGCTGAGAATCGCGTCATGCGCATAAAGGAGTATGTGGCTACTTCACTGGAAACCACCGGCAAGAAAACGCTTCAGGCAGGCATACATCAGGTGACGGTGAGAGAGCCAGCCAAATCAGTCGAGATTACCGACGCGGGTTCTATACCCCCTCAGTTTGTCGATTACGAGACAACCATCAAGCCGAACAAGCTGGAAATTCGCCAGCAGATAGAGGCTGGAATTCCCATCCCCGGGGCGCATTTAAAGCTCGGGAAGCCATCACTGATTATCAGGTAGGCAACCATGAAAGCACCAGACGATCCCATTACTGTCGGCCGCATAACGCTCCCATACAGCCACATGCGGAAAGGCTGGAAGCACCCTGACGGCACACTGATTAAAAACCCACTCAAGGCTCAGCGAATTGCTGAGCTTTTGAATAATGAGAAGCATAACTGACAGTGCTGGCCTGTACCCGGCTGGCATTGCATAAGGGGAAAGAGATGGAACATAGCGATATCGAACACATGGCGCAGGGGTTACCACCCTCGCATATTGGCAAAGATCATGAAGAGGTTGCCACTGAACTGGCAAAGCACGCCTTAGAACTGCAGCAAAAGCTGGATGCGGTGGTGGCGGAGAATGCGGCATTATTGATTCAAATAAGCCGTATTATCGACATTGTTAGCAAAGCAGATAATAGCTACTGCATGTGCGGGGAAAGCATGGAAAGCCATGTTATTGGTGGTTGCGGCTCACCAACAGGAATGCTTGACTACCATTTCGGAAAATTGACTGAAGAAAAAGCGCAAACCCCAGCCACTGATGCCCTGTTGAACGCGGTGCGGGCGGAGGGCATTGAGATTCTGACGAGTAGGCTACAACAGCTAATTGATGAAGGAGTGTTTGACGCCAAAGAAATTGGCGTGGCTGCCGGAGCCGTTTATGAAGGGGCTCAAATCGCCTCCCAACTCCGCGCCGAAACCGACACCACCCCTTCCCAATATGAATCACTGGCAGGTGGCAAATGAAAGAGCTGAATGAGCTGATCGATCGATATGACGTTAGTTGTCACTGCGGCGCTGTATACGTAAGGCCTAAGCAAGATGGGCATCTGGTTATGTATTCGGACTATGCATCGCTGGCGCAGCGGGCCGAAGCAGCAGAGGCGGCGCTGGAAGAAGAAAAGCGCATTAACTCAAAGCTGCGTGAGGACCGTGCTGGCCTGGCACGTGAATGCAATGATTTAGAGGCGAAGCTGGCAGAGCTGAATAAGCAGGAGCCAGTGGCGTACACAGATGCAGAAGAGCTGGAGAGTATGCGGAAAGCTACATATGCCGATATGTTTACGCCGAACGATTACTACAAAGCCGATCATCAATGGATACCGCTATTCACCCGCCCCGTGCCCGCCGTCAGCCTGTCGGATCTGGTGCCACATATCGGGTCCAGTCAGGTTAATGATGCCGCGTGGGTGCTACACGACCGTCTGGGTGAATACGGGGCACTGACAGGCGGGCAATTCAACAACATTAAGGGCTGCTTTTACGATGCGCTGAAAGTATGCATGGGGGTGAAGCCATGAGCACTCGCGGCAAGATGTGGGCTGTTATGTGGGTAGCGTGCACAATCTTCTGGACGGGGATGGCTTATGCAATATGAGATGCCGGCCATCTCTCCGGAACTGCAGGCGCAGGTGTTGCGATACCTAAAAATGAAGCCGGGTAAGCGTGAGAAACTGCACGAGGTGGAGCGGACGCTGATGCAGGCTCTAACAGAGCGCATAACTCTATCCGTACTGACAAGCTGGCCGGAGGCACCATGCTTATCGGCTTCGTCATCGTAATAGTTTCTGCCCTTCCCGCTCCGGTGTCGGAGCGAATCTACCCAACCATTGAAGCCTGCGAGCAGGTAAAGGCCCGACTGCATGAGCGCCGGCCTTTGGCTCATCTTGTGTGTGGTGAGGTAAGGAGATAAATATGAAGCAACAGGTTCTTTTTGATGGCGGGAAAGCGTCAATTGCCATGGTATGCGATAGCAAAGGTAAAGACCATTATTTCCGGCTTGATGAAGTGAGTGCAATTTCTCAACGTCTCTATTCACTTGAAGATAATCTTGAGGCTGTAGAGGTTGTGTGTGGCGGTGTATCACATAGCTTCTGTCTTAACTGCGACCTGTGTGATGACCTTCTGCGGGCATGGTTTTTCGCTAGCGGCGATAATCGACCATCCAGTAAATTCTGACCAATAGAGACCCGCCCGAATAGGCGTATACTCCAGTCAGGAGGTATCGCTATGTCACACAATCTCGCAGCACGCAGTAAAGAAGAGCGCGATAAGGTTAATGTCGATCTGGCCGCATCAGGCGTCGCCTACAAAGAGCGCATGAACATGCCGGTTATCGCCATGGAAGTAGAGTTGCAGCAGCCGGAGAGCCAGCGGGAGTATTTCCGCGAGCGCCTGCAGCATTACAGGAACGCCGCCCTGCAGTTCCCGCGCGGTACAGACCCGGTTTATCAAAAGGAGGAGGGTAAGTGAGTAGATTCATGCAAATTGACCGCGCCATAACTGTTAATGGTAAACACTACGTAGTTCGTGTTCAGGAGTATCCTGGTGGCAAGTGGCGGGTGTTTGATTTAGAGCATGAAATTCATATCTCCGATGTTGATAAAGAGACAGCCTTCGATAGATGGAAAGAGAAAGCCGAGCAAATTTTTAAGTGAAGCAAGAATATCTAAGCAACCTCGCCCCGGCGGGGTTTTTTATTGCCTGTTATCTGGAGAATCACTATGTGCGACATTGCAGACGATGCGTCAGACCTTGAGATACTCAATACAGAAATCGCCCTGGCTAACCGGCCTCGCCCGGAGCCGCGGTCGCCAATCTGCCGTAATGGCGATTGCGGGGAACCTTCCCGCGATGGATGCAGTTACTGCAGCTGCGAGTGCAGAGAAGACCATGAAAAGGTTATCTGGGCAGAGAAGAACCGGAGGACGGCATAGTCGGCCGGCAGACACCGCATGATCACCCCACTCCACCTAATCATCACCATCGCAGCAATCATCGTAATCAAAATTATCTTCAGCTACCTGTGAAGTGACAGCGTCATGTCACAGGTAAACCATCGCCCGGAGGCAACCATGGAAATTCGCGAGGATACGCTCGTTGACCTGAAGTTCATCATGGCCGATACTGGTTTCGGCAAGACCTACATCTACGACCGCATCAAAGACGGCACCCTATGCCAGCCCATCAAAATAAGCGGACGTTCCCGCTGGAAATATCGTGACCACCTAGAATTCAAAAACAAGCTGATTTCCGGCTGCAATGGGTAAATTGCTGGGTAAAATTTTAACCCACTACAGTAAAAGCTATATGGCGCAACAACTTGAATGCCATGTTAGACGTTTGCAGGGGACGCCACAGACATCTCTCCCTCATCCTGCAGATCCATACCGGCAAATTTCGACAGCTGCTGACTGATGCTATTTTCTTTGTAGCAGGTGACCAGTAACGCCTGGGTTGCGCGCGTAAACGCCACATACAGCGCCGGGATAGCTTCAGACTCATCTTCAGCCCCTTTATGAACAAATGATGCATTGATCACGGCAACGTAAGGGAATTCAAGCCCTTTGCTGCTCTGAAAGGTCAGCAGATGAACCACATCCTCCCGATGCGAATAGCGTTTTTTATCTTCCGTGGTGAAGCTGACGGCGGCGGGGATCGCATGCTGCTGCAGCAGGTCGATGAGTTTGTCTGCTGAAAAATGCGTAGGACAAAGCACCGCCATGTCGCCCCAGCGGCCCGCAGCCGCATATTTCTCTCGCAGCCAGGCCACAACGCGCCGGGCTTCATCGACCGCAGAGTGACACTGTTCGATATCGGGAATGTCGCTGTTCTCTTCGCCGCAGGCTTCCGGCAGCACCAGCGGAAGCTCCTGATTATGGTGCCGGTCAAAGTAGTCGCGTGAAAAAGCGTAGGCAAAATTGAGAATGCGCCGCGGATTGCGATAATTCACCCGAAGAATAGAGGTGCGCCCCTGAGCCTGAATACCCACGCTCGCCAGCGAAAAGTTCAGCGCTTTCTCGCGCCGGTACAGAGACTGGGCGTCGTCGTACATCAGCAGCAGCGAGCGGCGGGTGTTATCAAACAGCCGGGCTATCAGTGAAAGCCAGCGCCGGTCGAAGTCATGTCCTTCATCCACCAGCACCGCATCATACCCCGCATCCCCGACAGTGCCGCTATCAACCGCATTTTCCAGCGCCGCAAAGCAGTTATCATAATAGCGCCCTTCCCCGCTCATCTTCAGCTTAAAGGTCCGGGCTGCCGTCGCGCACCAGTCATGAAAATGATAGACGTGTACTTTATGCGATAGTCCTCTGGCCGCGATGCATTCACGGATATAGTTAGCCAGAATGATATTAAAACAGAGCACCAGCACAGGGCGTGTGGTGGTCTCGGAAAGGTATAAACAGCGGTAGAGTAAAATCAGCGTTTTACCGGAACCGGCTACGCCATGAATAACACGATGCCCTTCGCCGAGATTGCGTGCCAGCACCTCCTGCTGCAGATCCATTACCCGGTAAATATTACTGCGCTTATTTTTTACCGTAATGGCGATCTCCGGAAAAAGATGCCGGCGCAGAATATCCCGCACAGCCGGCGTTATTGCAGGCCTGAAACGGGTGGTAAAGAGTCCGGAAACTTTAGCGCGAAACGCAGAAACAGAGACAGACTCGGTCATTTCATCCTGACAAATCGTCAGCGCCTGTGGAAATATAGATTCAACCACGCCATCGGCTGAGAGTGATGTCAGCTGCTGACGGGTAATATTAGTAAACACCACACCATAAGCCCAGGCGATATTCAGCTTTCCTTTATACAGGCCTGTTTTTTGCTGCAGTTTCGGATCCTGAGATAACAGGTCAACGGTCGCACAGGCATACTCCCTGACCTGCAGCAGCGGATTTTGCGCCTGCGTTTCGCCCTGAGCATGTCTCAGCGTTACCGTCTGCGGGTCCGCATGCTGAAATGTACTTAGCTTCCAGTCTTTGACCTCAAGGAAAATAAGCCCGTTGGCAGGATCGATAATAACAAAATCGGGATGCCTGTACTGGCGCCCGACCGGAATGTCATACCAGATAAGACAATCATCGCCGAGATGCGATTCAAGCCGCTGGGCGACGCGTCGTTCCCCGTGCGTCATTCGCCCTGAACAGAGCGTCAGGGAGGTCATTAATTTCGCCAT